TCAGGCTGGGTGCTGGCCAGTTATGGCCTGGTGGACCGCGTCGGCAGCCGCCGGATGGGTACGCCTACGTGCGAAATACACCCTCTGAGTCATGGACGGATCCGAGTGCCCGAGCACATCGGCAGCAACCGTCGCGGAAAGCCCAGCGTCATCGAGGATGGTGGCGACAGCCTTTCGGAAACTGTGCCCGGTGATCTTGACGTGCAAACCCAGAGCGGCGCGCACCCGGCGCCAATCGGCGTCTACGTTGTGTGGATCGCGCGGCGTCCACCGCTCGCTTGGGAACACCAAATCCTCGAACGCCGGGTCGATCGGGTCCGGGTGGACTAGCTTTCTTGCCGCGATCCGCTTCTTGCGGGCTTTGAGCATTTCGACGGCGAACTTCGGCAGGGCGATGCCGTTCTCACTCGCCTTGGGGTCGCCGTCGACGTCGACCAGTTCGAGGCCACCGCCGTCGAGTCGTGCGAGTTTCTTGGCGGGGTGCAGTATGCCCGCGTCGAGGTCTAGGTCAGCCCAGCGGATCGCCAGTGATTGGGAGCGGCGGTGGGCTGTCGCGATCCGCATGACGATCCAGTCGACGAGGTCGACGCGTTCGCAGAACTGCGCGACTGTGGGCGGCGCGTATCGCTTGCGGTTCTTCCTGCGTTCGGCCGCGGACAGGATGACCGGGCATGGCTTTTTCGAGGTTTGGATGTCGAGGAGGATTTGACGGACCTCGTCGACGGTGAGATGAAGGGCGCCAGCAGGCTTGCTGGCGTCTTTTTTCTTGGTCAGCTTGACCTCGCGCACTGGATTCACTTTGATCGCGCCGTCGCTGACTCGGATGGCGTAGTTGTACATGCCGGACAAGACGCTGCGTGATGACTTCGCGCAGCTGGCGCCGCGGGTGTTGGCGACTGCGGTCAGGTAGTTCTCGATGACCTTCGTTCCGGTTTCAGACAGTCGCCGCTGCCCGAACGCTGAGTCGAACCCTTCGGCTTCAGCGTCGTAGCGCTTCATCGTCTCTCGTGCGCGTCCTTGCTCGACCAGGTACGGCCGGTAGTGGTCGAGCCACAGCGACCGGATGGTGGTGTCGGGAGACAGGTTGACGTCGAGCTCGGATTGCATGATCGCTGCCGCGGCTGCAAGCACCGCGTCGTGCGCCCGCGTGCCTTCTCGATCGGGTATCAACCGGCCCCGTGAGTCACGCTTATCCGGGCTGACCCGCTTGATCTCGCGGCGCTCGCCGGTGGCGTCTCGTACCCGCACTCGCGCTTTCCACACCCCGGGACGTAGTTCGGTCAGATCGACCTTGCCGGGAACGCCGATCGGGCGCGGTGGTCTACCTCGCGACATCGCTGACTCCTGTCAACCTCTGTGAGCTGCTGGGGCTAGAACGGCGTTGCGCCCTCGACGCTCACGGTCATCCCGTGGCCTGTCACGTCGTTCGTGAAGGTGGTGTCGTCGCTGGTTGGGGCAATGGTCCATCCGAGGGCGTGGTAGATCGTGCCGTATGACATAGCTCGAAATTGAAGCTGCCCGGGATCCCCGATGGCCCATTCGACAAGCCCGTTGGAACGGACACCGACTATGTTCGCGGGACTGCCAGACCGGATGGGTGTGGGCACAACGAATTGGACGTAGCAGGCGACACTGTCCGCCCTGACGCTGCACGCCGTCTTGCCTGACCGCGTCTGGACAAGCGCGTGGCCATATTCGACGGGCAGTTGAATCGGAGCGGGCGCTCGGGTAACAGTCGGCGGCGGGGGAGGGGCCGCGATTGGCGCGGGTGGCGGGGCTGCAGTCACGGTACGCACCACAGCTGGTACCGGTGGCGGCGGTGTCGGCTTGGTGTTCAGATACACGTACGCGCCGGCACTGGCCAGGACGCCGACTGCGGTGGCCACGGTCAGTAGCACGACAGGGATAAGCCAGTCGCGACGCGAATCGTCAACGTACGGCGAGGGTTCTTCGATTTCATCGGTGTCAGACCAGGCGGTGGGTGCGGTCTCGACGGCGCCGGTTTCAGCCAGAGCTGCCGGTGACACCATTGTCGGGTCCTGCTCTTCCACGCACCCTCCCTTTGACCTGCACATTCTACGTGGAAGCAAGATCGCATACGGCGATTCCACAGCGAGATTCTTGGCGGGGTTGATATGACTTAGGGGTGCCCTTTGTTGATGTGAACAACCAGTCGTTCCACTACACGGATGGCGGGGGAGGCGGGCCCGCGGTGGTGCTTTCACATCCGCTGTTTCTCGATACGGTCCACCTTGAACCTCTCGCCTCTGCGCTGGCGGGCGAGGGTTATCGGGTGATCACATTCGACCAGCGAGGACACGGCAGCACCAGGTCCGACGGCCAGCCCTTCGACTTCGTCGAGGTGGCGCGTGATGCTCTCGGACTGGCCTCTGCGCTGGGCATCGGGAGCGCCATTTTCGGTGGCGAGCTCTACAGCGCCACTATGGCGTTGCATGCGGCTCTTTTGGAGCCGGACCGTGTCGCTGGACTGCTGCTCGTCGGGGCCACAGCGCGTGCGACGGATCCTGGGGAGCGGATTTCACTGAGCTCCGGTGTTGATGTGTGGACACACGGAGGGCCTCAGTCGGACGAGTTTGAGCGTGTCGCCGAAGCAGCGGCAGGTCCCGATAGCGCCGCCTTACTTGACCGGTGGCGTAACGCTGACTGGAGCCAGATGCGGGTGATTGCTGATGCGTGGCTCGGCCGGCCCAGCATCGAGGACCGCCTGGCTCAGATCACGTGCCCCGCGGTCGTGATCCACGGACGCAACGAGTTCTATATACCGCTTGAGCATGGCGAGTTTGTTGCGCAAAATCTCGGTGGCTCAGTGCTATTCGACATCATCGAAGGCGAGCGCCAGGCGTTGAGCATCACGCGTTTCGCCGAGACTTTAGACCGGGTGCGCGAGCTCAGTCGTCAACAATTTCCCGTGTGACGCCGAGCAACATCAGGTCTGATGACTGCCCTGCCCGCCATACCCGCATGTTGATCCGCAAGACGGATTCGTTATCGAGGTCGCGTACGAGCCATGGTCGCGAGGCCGGGTCGGCAGGGATTGTGTTTCGATCCCATTGCTGCGTGAAATCAGTGATCGGCGCCATCTTGTTCAGTACGTAAGTCAGATCGGGGTCCTCCGGTGAGAGGGCCAGGTTCAACTTCAGCCACGAGATCAGCCAGTCCGACGACGATTGGTAGTCCAGCAGAATGTCGGGTGTGCGTCGCCCGACGTAGTGCCAATTGACGAAGTTCGGGGAGATCCACAACCCCTTGAAGAGTCGTTCAAATTCTGAATTTGCATGCCGGACAGTCCAACCCGCACTCAGGTATGCGGCAGGGTGTGGGTTTAGTGCTTCCAGATAGTCATCGACGTCCGGTACTTCGAGTCCTGCCGTGCCTGCCATCTTTCCCCCCAGTGCATAGAGATAGTGCGTTTCCCAAGACGATAGCCCCAGCGCGTGCGCTATGGCCGCGAGCGCCGTCTCTGGCGGATTGTGGGTGTTGGTTTCGACTTGCCGGATCCAAGACTCTGAATACCCCGTCACCGCCGCCAGTTGCGGGCGGCTCATACCACGACGTGTGCGTGCCGCGCGGACAAATGATCCAAGATCATTGCCCATGGCCATACAAGAAACGTAAACGCTGGGGATCTTGACGCCAATTCAACGGGGGGTGTTTCCTAGTTCACAGGGTGTACACAGTTCCATCCCAGCCATATTCATCAGGGGGTGCACGGCAGAATGTCGACCGAAATAATCTGCGACCCAATGCTTCTCGCCGATTCCGACACCGCCTCACTTGATGCAGCACGGGTCGTTGCCGCCGCCAGTCTAGTCGGGGTTCGCGCCAGCGTTCTTCTTGCGTTCGTACTCTCGTTGTGCCGCGTCGAGTAGCTCGCCTGGTTCGGCACCGACGACACCTGCGATCTTGAACAGCTGAGTGACGTCGGCGCTACGGGAACCCTTCAGAAGGCGGCTCACAGTCGAGCGCGACAACCCGGCCTGATCTGCCACAGCCTCCTGCGTCAAGCCGCTGCGGGCGACAGCCGCGCGCAGCTCGGCGGCAACAGCAAGCTGTATCCGCTTCACATCCTGGTAATTTGTGGCCATACGGATACGCTAGCACCATTTCTGGCACATCAACAAGCCAATCGGCATTGATAGTCCCCGATCAGAAATTTCCATTCGGACACAGAAACATCCCGAACGGCCTTGACATGTGTCCGTTTGGACACATAACGTTGGGGTCATGCAGTCCAATCCAACCCCCAAAACCGCAGCGGTGGTTGCTGCCAGCGGCCTCGACAAGAGCGAGATCGCGGCACGTATGCACATCTCCACCACCACGCTTAACCGGAGGCTCAAGGGGGGAACCCCTTTCAAGGCAGGTGAATTGATCGCCCTGGCGAATGTGCTTGGGGTCAAGCCGAGCGAGTTGCTATGACGCAACCACTTTCGTTGGTGACCTCCGCGACGGCTGTGCCTGCCCGGCGGAATCTTGTGTCGACGAGGATCGCGGCCCACATTGCGGGCGTTACTCAGGAGACCATGCGTCGCTGGCATCGGAACCCGGAGTACAGCGGTCCGCGCCCGTTCCAGCACGGCGGTCAGCTCCGATGGGATGCTGACGAGCTCCGCGCGTATATCGAGTCTTGCAGGACGTCGCGATGAGCATCAACGTTGACGTGGCGATGAACCGTGGCGCGGTCCGGGACATGGTGCTCGACGAGCTCGCCGCCGCCCGTGAACGTCGCGCGAAGTACGGCGATGGCCCCCACGTCTTTCCCGACGGCCCCAAGCTGCTGCATGTCGCTATCGAAGGGCACATCATCGCCACCGCCACCCACGCCGCCAACAGCGTTTGGGAAGTGCGGCCCCGAAACCATCACGCATTCACCGTGCATGACCAGTTCGCCGCACACGACGCGCTGACGGCACTCGGTCACATGTACCTGGCCGGAATGGCGCGGCAGGTAGGTGTTCAGTGAGTCGGGGCAAGTACGGCGCCAAGGCTGCGAATCGGCTGGCTGAACTCGACAGCGAGATTGTCCGCGGGTTGCGCAGTGAGATTGACGGACTCAAGAGGCGCAATGCTGAACTCGAGGCCGTGCTCGCAGACCAAGCCGTCCGCACCGGAAGCGAAGTCATCGCACGAGCCGACGAGTTGGCAGCTGAATTGGTCAAGCAGGCCCACGCCGCCGCCGATCAGGTTCGTCAGAGCTGTGAGCAGCGGTTACGTGAGACGGCCGACTGGCTTTTGCAGTACACCGTCGCGATCGAGAAGGCCAATCCCGAAGTGAAGGTCGTGCCCGAAGACATCGACAAGGTGCTGGCACGGTTGATCGGCCCGGCAAACGTAGGCCGGTACCTCGCGAAGATGCCCGGATTCAAAAACAACCGGAAAATGCGCCGCGCATCGACCAAGACGACCAACGCGAGCAGGTCGGACAGCAACCGCCCCTCGTACGCGCAAGGGGCGGCGGACCAGGGCTATCTGGGGGTTGCCCGATGAGCAAAGTGCGTAAGTCCCGTCATCGTGTCCCAACGCTTGCGATGACCTCGGACCCAATCGATGAGCGCTACCAAGCCGAGATTGATACCGCCACCAATCGGCTCGAACGCCGTTACCGGCGAGCTCAATGCGCACTACAGAAGGCCCAGGCCCGTGCCCAGCGTGCGCTGCAGCTCCATGCAGCCCACCCGTCTCGCGCCAATCGCGACGTCCGGGACGGACTGCAAGTGCTAGTGGAACGTCGCCGTGCCGAGCTGCACGAAATCGAGCTGTTGATGCTCCCGACCAACTATGCGGGCAGGGATGCACGACGGCGGCGGGTTCGCCATGAGACGGCGGCGATCACCATCCCGCTTGGAGCCACAGCAGAGGCTTTCGGCCACAACTGAATACAGAAACTGAAAACGCTGGTGGCGGGCTCTACCGCCAAGTATTCCCCCGCCACCAGCGCCCAACTCACCACATGGAGTGGCAATGGATAACGGTACTCGCGGGCCCGATCAGTGGCTCACAAAACCTCTAGCAGCATTAATGGTGCTGGCCGCTGTGGTGGCGATGGCCATCGCGGACCCTGGTCAACCAGCGCCCGCCCCGGCCCACCACGGAATCGGGGCCGAGCGATGACCACAGCCGCCGTCATCGACAACGCGCTGATCGCCCGGATCCTGCACGCCGCACTCGCTGAGCTACGGCGCCCCATCGATCCCAAGACGGGCAACGGGTGGACCCGCGAGGCGTACGGGCAGCAGAACAGCTGCAAGTGCGCGGCCGGGGCAATCCGGTTCGCCATCGCCTCCGAGTTCGGCCAGCCCTCTGTCACCGACGACACCTTGTGGTTCTCGAAATGGAACGACGTCTGCGACGCGGTATGTGCGCGGCTGTGCGCTGGCGCCAAAATTAGGATCAGCGACCGCCCCGGGGCCCAGGGCTACTTCGAGGGCTACGTCATGGACTGGAATGACCGCCACGTCGAGACGTTCTCCGAGGTGGAGACGGCGTTCGAGAAAGCCATCGCCATCACCGAGGCCGCCGCATGAGGGCCGTCTTCTTCGAGTTCGAGGTGCTGTTGGGTCACGGCGAAAGCGCCGAAACGTACCCGATGCTGGTGTCTCTCGATGCGATCCGTTCGATTGAACCGTCGACCGGCGCCGGTGACCATGCCCTGGTGGTGTTGGAGGGATCGGTGACCGACGCCGACACCGCCATCACCCAGTTCCGAACCGTCAAGTCGTACACAGAGATTCGGGAACTGCTGCGGCACAACGCGTACACGCAGACGGTGGTCGTCCCATGCTGAATCTGAAAGCTGTCACCGCCGGGCTGGCCACGGTTGTCGCGTTGATATCAGCGCCTAGTGCTCACGCGGACCGGGTCGATGACTATGTGGCCGCGTACGGGCAGGACGCGATCTGCCCTGTCTTGGACGAATACCCCACCAACGCGGGGATCCTCGGCATCGTCAACCATCTGGTCGACTCGGAGGGCTTCACCAGCTATTCCGCGGGGCTGGTCATCGCGCACTCGGTGCTTCTGTTCTGCCCCAAACACGTTCCTGTGCTCCGCAAGTTCGCGGACACCTACAACGGAACGAGGTCGGTGTGACCACGTTGCAATACACCGAACAGCTGGCCATCGAGTACTGCTGCTCTTGCGGGATCGCGTTCGCGATGCCCACCGATTACCAGAGCCGCCGCCGAGACGACCACAAGTCGTTTTACTGCCCGGCCGGACACTCCCAGCACTACACCGGCAAGACCGAGGAACAGAGGCAGAGAGAGCGTGCCGACCGGCTGCAGCGGCAAGTCGAGGCCCGCGAAGCCGACATTCGCCTCGAACAGCGCCGCCTCGCCAACGAGCGGCGGTCGCACGCCGCCACCAAGGGACAGTTGACCAAGACGAGAAAGCGTATCGCGAACGGCGTATGTCCTTGCTGTAACCGCAGTTTCGCGAACCTGGAACGCCACATGGCGCATATCCACCCCGGCTACGTGACGGCGGCGCAATCATGAAGGTCACAGTCTGCCCGGTGTGCCACAAGCCGATCACGTTCGACGCGAACGGGAACATCGACGCACACAGCGACGGCACCAACGTCCGCGCGTGCCCCATGTCGGGTAGCCGGTACGCCCGCAACCTTGCGGGGGTGGGCGCATGAGCGGCCACACCACCGGGATCTTGGGCATCTACACCAAGCGCGATCCGCAGTTCCTGCACCCCGGCTCAGCGCAGTGGTCGAAGATGATCACCCCGTCGAAGGTGGCCGCGATCCTGGGCGTGTCCCGCTACGAGTCGGCGTACCGGTTGTGGCATCGCATGACTGATCGATGCGAACCCGAGCCGCCGAAGGACGCCTTCGACATCGGCCACGATCTGGAGGCGTACGCCGCGAACCGTTGGCGGCGAAAGAACCCGGGCTGGCTGCTGTCGCAAGGCGAGGTGCAGGTACACGTAGATCCCGACAAGTTCGGGTTTCCTTGTGTGGCAACGATAGACCGGCGCGGTGTGCGTGGCCGGGCCCGGCGGGTGGTGGAGTTCAAGGCGGCACGAAACCTCACCGATCTGGAGATGTTCGGCGACGACCTCACCGGCGATTGCCCCGAAGATCACGCCGCGCAGGTTCAAGCACAAATGTTGTTCACCGGCTGGACCGAACTGCCCGGACATCTGCTGGCCGTCGGCCCCTACTTCGACGAACGCATCTACGAGATCCCGTACAGCCTCACGCAGGCCACCTGGATCCTCGATGAAGTTCGCAAGTTCTGGGAACTGTTGAAGGCCGACGAGCCACCCGAACTCGACGACAGCATTCACACCTATCAATGCCTGCGGGCCCGCCATCCCGACATAGAACAGGGCGCAGCGATCGTGCTCGACGCCTCGGATGCACTGGAATACGTCACCGCACGAACCGATTTCGAGGACGCCGAGAAGGCCCTTCAAGCGGCGAAGAACCGGCTCACCCTACAGATGGGCAACGCCCAGCACGCCGAATTCGCCAGCACGCGCATCGCGACGCGCCGCGCCCACGGCAAGGGCGGGGTCGCACTCTACGCCGCCAAAAGCGTGACCCCCGAACAAATCCGATTCCTGGACGGAGAAACCCAGTCATGACCGAGACAACCACCCAAACCGCGGACGCCGTGACCATGATGATGCCCGATCCGGCCGCAACCACAGGCGGTGAAGTAGCTACTCAGCTCGGCACAGAGCTGGCGATCAACACAGGCCAGATCGGATTCACCGACGCGCAGCGGGCCGCGCTACGGCAGCTCGGTATCGAAGACGCCACCGACGGCGACCTCGCGGTCTTCTTCCATGTCTGCCAGACGACCGGCCTAGATCCGTTCCGCAAAGAGATCTACATGATCGGCCGTAACACCAAGCTCACCGAGTGGCTAGACAACGGGGAAGGCGGCCGACGCAAGGTCGAGCGGTACGTCACCAAGTACACCATTCAAACCGGTATCGACGGGTTCCGGCGCAAGGTCCGCGAGTACGCGCACCGCAACGGAGACACCCTCGCCGTTGAAGGACCGTTCTACTGCGGCGACGACGGGGAGTGGAAAGAGGTATGGCCCGGCAAGACCCCGCCGGTCGCCGCGAAGTTCACCGTCATCCGCAACGGTGAACCCTTCACTGCGGTAGCGCATTTCGACGAGTTCGTACAGACGAACAACCTCTACGAGGGCACCGGCCAGGGCCGCAAGATCGTCGGACAGGAACCTAACAGCATGTGGGCAAAGATGCCCCGCAACCAAATCGGCAAGTGCGCCGAGGCGGCGGCATGCAGGCGCGCCTACCCAAACGAGTTCGCCGGATTGATCCTCACGGATGCTGCGCAGCCGACGGTCATCGACGGCGAGGTCGTCGAGCAGCACCGGCCGCCGCAGCGCGCCCGAGGAACCTCGGCGTTGGAGGCGCGTGCCGCGGCAGCAGCTGCGGCCAAGGCAGAACAACCCGCGGCCGATGACCCCCCTGCGGTTGCAAAGCCGTTGTCGGAAGCCAGCCGCCGCAAGTGGCTGAACAAGATGTTTGCACTCATGGGCGAGGGCAAGGCGCCCGACCGTGAAGACCAGCTGATCGTGATCGCCGGGATCCTGGACCTAGACACGCTGCGCGAGCACCGCGACGACTTGACCGACGACGAACTGCGCACGGTCGCAACCCAGCTCAACGACTGGAAACAGGCAGGCACGCTGGAGGCGCAGGTTACCGAGCTGATCAACGCATGGTCGCTGCGTGAAGCCGCCCAAGCAGACGCCGCTGCCCACGAGTCTGCGCCCGCCGAACAGGGCGATCTACTCGACGGCGGCGACCAGTCATGAAGCGCGGGCAGGTGTTCATCCCCGACGGACCGCTCACCCTCGGTGATCTACGCCGGATCGTGGCCGACTCAGACGGCAAGCCCGATGACCGGCTGATCGATCTGCAGACACCGATGGCCGGTGACCGGCGGCAGGTCAAGGTCACGGTTCTGGAATACGCCGACACACGCCCGCCCGTGATCAACATCGAGACTTCCGCAACCAAACAGGTTGCGGAACAACCCAACCCAACCACAGCGAAGGACCACCTGTAATGGCCGAAATCACCAAGGCGCCCGCCGATCTGCCGTCCACGAACGAACTCGACAAACAAGACACCGGAGACGGAACCACACCCGTCGCCTACATCGGGCTATCGGCAACGAACGTCAAGATCGAGAACCCGCCCGAGCTGGAGGACAGCGGAATCCTCGTAATCCGTTGGACGTGCACCGATTCGGGCAACAAGCTGATGAAGGACGGCGAGATCCGCCCCAAGCGCACCCTGACTGTCACGTCGGCGTGGTGGCCCGGCAACCGGCCGCTGCCCCAGGATCCGAACCAGGAAGCCCTGTTTGAGGATGACGTGGACGCCGCGAACAAGGCCGAAGCCGAGAACAACGAAGATGCCGAGGGCGGCACCGATGAGTAGCCGCGGACCCAGCGCGTTCAGCTTCCTTGTCCTGGGCGCGCTGCAGAAGCGGCCCATGTACGAGGGCACCGTCCCGGCCGCTGCGGTGGCCGACCGTCGCCGCCGCAACCGGGCCGCGCGCAGGTCTCGCCGCGTGAACCGGAGGGCCCGCCGATGATCCTGGTCGAGATCTACCCGGACAGCGCAGACGAATACCGGTGGAGGGCCAAGGACGGCGCCAACGGCAAGGTGATCGCAGACAGCGGCGAGGGTTACCAGAACATCAGCGATGTCGAGCGCATGATCCAACGCGTCTTCAGCGGGGAGACTGCTCGCCCCCCTGCGCCGGAACCGGTTCATTTGCGTATCACCTACCGCGGTATGGCTGGCCCCTCTGACGATGAGCAGATCCGGTGAGCACCGCCCATGAACCCGGGTCCGGGGACGCGCCCGCCGAGACCGTCCCCGAACCCGGCACCACCGCAGACGAATACACGCCCGAACAGATCGCCGCGGGCGACCAGATCCTGGCTGAAGCGAAGGATCTGTTCAACAAGATCGTCAACGATATCCGCAACGGCAAAGCCGAGCTGTCGCACTCGGCGCCGATCGATGTCTGCCTGATCGCCGCTGACCTGTTCCACCTTGCCGTGGGCCACAACCAGCTGGCCGAGGTCTGTCAAGCCCTGGCGTGGGCCGCCTACCAGACGGTCGAACGCGATGGCTGACTTCCGGCGCGGCCCCGGCCGCCGCTTCCAGCAGCCGTCCCGCGGCTGCAACGTCGACTGGGACAAGTCCCCGGAACGGCAACTCGCGCTCACCGTGGCCTGCCGACACTGCCACGCACCCAAGGGGACCAGGTGCGTGAAGAAGAACGGCACATTTCTGCTGAACTTCCCCGCGCATCCATCCCGCATTGTGGACGCCAAGGCGGTGACCCCATGACGTACCGGGTACTGGGTTTGGATCCGTCGTTGCGGCGCACCGGCATTGCGATCCTGACCGATTTCGGAGGCATCACAGCGCCGTCGGTGCTGCGGGAAATGGGGGAGGGCAGCGACGAACGCGAAAGCTATCTGCAGGGCAACCGGCGGCTACGGGCGGTGTGCGCGAACACGATGCGCATCATCGACGACTACAGGTCAAAGATCGGGCCCGACAACATCGACCTCGCCGTGATCGAAGGGCACGCATTCTCACGCAACCTGCCTTCAGTCGAAGACCGACACGGCCTGTGGCACGGCCTGGTTGGCGCGCTCGATGTCCGCAAGATCCCGATCGCGATCGTGCAACCAAGTACCCGCGAACGGTTCATCACCGGCAAGGCCAGCACGGGGCCGACCGCGCTGCCCCCAGACGAACGCAAAGCACTCGTGCTGGCCGAGATACGGAAGTTGTTCCCACAGCACCGGATCGCGAACCACGACGTCGCAGACGCCGTCGGCCTGGCGCTCATGGGCGCAATCCACCTCGGGATGACGATGCCCTTCCGCCTGCGACGCTGCCACATCGAGGGCGTGCACCCCATCAACTGGCCAGCCCTCACGCAACCACAGTCCACAACAAGGAGATAACGATGACCACCGCGCCCCCGACGAACAAGCACTGGTTCCGCAAGCTGATCCACGGCCAGCCCCACCAGATCATCGGCGGAAACGACGACCCGTACCTGCTGCGCTGGTACCTGATCCCGCGTAACCCCGTCCTGAACATCTATCTGCACCAGTTCCTGCGCAGCGACGACGACCGCGCCCTACACGACCACCCGTGGTGGTTCTGGTCGATGGTGCTGCTCGGCCACTACTACGAGCACCGCGCAGACGGCCGCCGAATCAAACGGCACGCCGGATCGATCGCCTATCGGCGCGCCGAGACCCGACACCGCGTCGAGCTACCCACCTCCAACGACCCGTTCTCACTGCTGAGCCGAGAGGACTCATGCGTAACCCTCGTCATCACCGGCCCGCGCGTCCGCGTGTGGGGATTCTGGTGCAAGGCAGGCAAACGCGCCGACGTCTTCGACGACATCACCCCTGACCAGTTCGATCGAATCCAGCGCGGTGAGGTCTTGATGGTGGATCGATTTGTGCCGTACTACGACTGGCACGACGGCGGATGCGGCGAACCCATCGAGCCGGGTCGGGTGCGCGCCGATGACTAGCACCGGCCGAATCCTGCAGCTTGTCGCGTACGAACGGATACGGCAGCAAGACAAATGGGGCGAACAGAACCACCCCGGCGTGCACCCTGTCCTCACCCAGCGGCCCGGAGGTTGCACCACTCAGCGGATGGCACAGGAATACGAGATCCCGACCGCCAACCGCGCACGGTTCATATGCCAATGTGCCGCCGAGTGCGGCGAGATCACCTGGGGGCACATCCTTATCGAGGAAGTTGCCGAAGCGATCGAAGCCGCCACCTTCTACGAAGAGGCGCTTCAGCGTGGCGGCGGCACGCAGCCAACCGCACGCCGCCTGGTGGTCAATGAGCTTGTGCAGGTCGCGGCGGTCGCGGTGCAGTGGGCCGAAAAACTCGGCGGCACAGAATGACCGAGCTGTCTGCCCCGTTCCCGTACTTCGGCGGGAAGCGCCGCGCCGCACAGAAGATCTGGGACGCCCTCGGGGACGTCGGCGGCTACGTGGAACCGTTCGCCGGATCCGCCGCCGTCCTGTTGGCCCGGCCCCGGTTCACCGGCCGCCGCGTCGAAACCCTCAACGACTCCGACGGCTGGCTCGTCAACACCTGGCGCGCCATACAACTCGCGCCCACCGATGTGGCTGCGCACGCGGCCGGGCCGGTGACCGAGATCGACTACCACGCCCGCCTGGCCTGGCTGCAGGACCGCCGCACACCCGACCTCGTCGCATGGTTGGAAGGCGATCCCGAACACTACGACGCCAAAGCCGCCGGATGGTGGCTGTACGTCATGGCCTGCGGCATAGGCGACCCGTGGAACGTCGGCCCCTGGCTGGTGGTAGATGGGCACCTCCGCAAGCAGGAGCGGGGCACGGCGGGAATCAAACGGACCATACCGGGTCTGATGAACGCAGGCAGGGGCGTGAACAGGGAACTGCCGTGCCTAAGCACCGCGGGCCAGGGCGTGAACCGCGAAATGCCGCACCTCGGGGACGCCGGTAAAGGTGTTAACCGGGAGCTGCCCGCGCTCGGGAACGCTGGCCGCGGCGTCAACGCCGACCACGTAGAGGCTGTCAGCGCCTACCTCGAAGCCCTGGCTGCCCGTCTGGCGCGGGTACGGATCGTGTGCGGTGACTGGCGGCGGGCGGTGACCCCCAGCGTGATCCGGTCCACCGCGGGCAATAGCCACATCGGTGTACTGCTGGATCCGCCGTACGCCGTCAGCGGTGACCTGTACGCCACCACCAACACCGACAGCCAAGCAGCGCAAACCATTTCCGCGGCCGTCCGGCAATGGTGCCTCACCGCAGACGCCGCCTACCGGATCGTGCTGTGCGGCTTCGACACCGAGCACGATGCGCTCCTTGATCACGGCTGGACTGTCGACGTAGGACGCGCTGGTGGGGGCGCCGGGTACAACACCGACGCCAAAGCCGGGCGACGGGAACGCTTGTGGTTCAGCCCGGCCTGCCTACACGCCGACACCATGCTCGACTTCGGAGCGGGCGTATGACGGCTCTACTCGGCCAGACCTACACCCCGCCCCAGTACGAATACCAGACGCTCGACAATGCCGGGCAGTGCACGCAGTGCCGCCAGAGCATCCGTGCCGGGGCCCAGGTGGTCAGCCAAGGTGACCGCAGAGTCCACGACCACTGCTACCGGCGGGCCGTCAGGGGGCGGTACTGGTGACATCCCCCGAAGTGCTCATCGAAAGCCGGGTGCTCGCCACAGTGCCCGACCGCTGCCACAACCCGCGGTGCGGCATGCCGATCCTGTGCGGCGACATCGTGATGGTTCGGCGCCTGCGGGACCACCGCCGCCTCACCGGTGAACGCACCGAAATCCTGTGCGAGAACTGCCAATGCGGATGGAAAGAACCATGACCGACGCCGATGACCCCAAGTGTGTCTGCACGCACTACCGCAGCGTGCACGACCACCAGCCAAACCCGAAGTGCCGGGCCGGTGTATTCGGCTACCCCTGCGACTGCCCCGGATTCGAGCCCGACCCGAAAGCGAACACCCAATGACCGACATCGTCTTCATGGACACCGAAACCCTCGGCCTCGACATCGACGCCCCCATATGGGAATTCGCCGCCATACGCCGCCATATCAACAGCCCTGAAGTTGCCGACGCGAGCGGCATTACTTCCACGGAACGCAGGCTTCACCTCCAGATCCACCACCACGTCGGCTCGTGGCTCACAGGCCCCGATGCGCTACCCGAAGCATTCGCCGACGACTACCGTCGCCGATTCAACGCCGACACGGCATACGGCCAGACAGTGGCAGCGCGAGTGATTGCAGAGTTCCTGTCCGAGTCCCATTCCGGCCGCCCGCTCATCGTCGGCGCGGTCCCGAGTTTCGACACCGAACACATCCGGCACCAACTGCTGCGGCCCTCCGGTATACCCGACCCCTGGAACTACCACCTGATCGACATCGAGAACGTGGTCGCCGGATACCTGCGCGGCCGAAACCTACTGCCGCGTATGCCCTGGAAATCCGACCAGCTGTCAGCGGCTGTGGGTGTGGATCCCACGAAATTCGACCGCCACACCGCCCTGGGGGACGTGCTCTGGATCCGCGCCCAGTGGGACGCCGTGATGGGAGCCGATTTCCATGGGTGACAAGACGGGCATAGAGTGGGCAGATTCAACCTGGAACCCAATTACAGGCTGCGACAAGGTATCTCCGGGCTGTGATCGCTGCTATGCCGAGACGTTCGCCGAGCGTTGGCGCGGCACACCGGAGCACTACTTCGCCAATGGGTTCGATGTGCAGCTGCGCCCCAACAAGCTCGACTTGCCGTTGCGCTGGACCAAGCCGCGCAAGGTGTTCGTCAACTCGATGTCAGACCTGTTCCACGACAAGGTGCCTGACGAGTACATCGCCAAGGTGTGGGCCGTCATGGCGGCAGCGCCACGCCACACCTTCCAGGTGCTCACGAAACGCCACGCGCGGATGCGGTCACTCCTGAACAACGGCACGTTCTTCGAGACGGTCGCGGACTACGCGCTGGAGTTCGACCGGGACATCTGGCGGCGGTGGCAAGCCGCGCAGAATGCTTGGCCGCTGCCCAACGTCTGGCTGGGCGTGAGCGCCGAGGATCAGAAGCGCGCCGACCTCCGCATCCCGGCCCTGCTGGACACACCGGCCGCTGTGCGGTTCGTCAGTGCCGAGCCGCTACTCGGACCGATCGAATTGATCGAACACTTTGGCAGCGCGCCAGCAGTCGGCGGCACAGCGGCGCTCGACTGGGTGATCGTCGGCGGCGAATCCGGCCCCGGCGCAAGGCCGATGCATCCCGACTGGGCGCGCTCGATGCGCGATCAGTGCGTGGCCGCTGGTGTGCCGTTCCTGTTCAAACAGTGGGGCGAGTTCCGACCCGTGCTGCCAAGCGATGGCGACGTGACACCGGATCGCTACGTCCAGTGCGAAACCGGCCGCAGTGTGGACGACGATGGTATGTGGAACGCGAGCGGCGGACATTGGTGTGCCATGCGGAGGCTCGGCAAGAAGCGCGCTGGGCGTGAGCTGGACGGGCGCACCTGGGACCAATACCCCGAGAGCGCGGTGTCATGACTAAATCCCCTTATTATCAGGATGATTCAGTGACCTTGTATCACGGGAAGGCACTCGAAGTAGCTCGGACGATGCCGGATGGGTCCGTCGATTGCATAGTCACCAGCCCGCCCTATTTCGGTCTCCGGGACTACGGTGTGGACGGCCAGTACGGGTTGGAAGACTCCCCGGCCGAGTACGTCGAGAATATGCGTGCGCTATTCGCTGAGCTGCGCCGCGTCTTGGTTGACGACGGCACGCTCTGGCTAAACCTTGGCGACAGCTACTACAGCGGGCGTGGCAACCCGGGCCCTAACTCGGGCGACGAGAAACAGACAGCGCGCCGCGGGTGGGCCCGTGCTGTCGACCGCCCCGGCCAGTCGTGGGCCAAACCGAAGGATCTATTGGGCATCCCGTGGAGCGTGGCATTCGCATTACGGGACGACGGGTGGTTCCTGCGCAACGCCAATGTCTGGAACAAGCCCAATGCCATGCCCGAGAGCGTGAACGATCGGTTAGCGAGCCGCTATGAGCATGTGTTCATGCTCTCGAAGTCCCGACGCTACTGGTTTGATCTAGACCCAATCAGAGAGCCGCACTTGGAGGTATCCCAGAAGCGGGCGGCTCCCCACCGAGCAGCGCCCGGCAAGTCGGCACGACTGGGACTTGGCTACCCGGACGGGGTTAAACCGCAGACGGCGCGCCTCGACCAGTCTCTGCATCCCAAAGGTCGGAACCCTGGCGATGTTTGGTCAATTCCCACTGTGCCCTTTGCTGAATCACATTTCGCCGTTTATCCGCCGGCGGTCCCAGCCCTCTGCATTCAGGCTGGGTGTAAACCCGGTGGTACGGTGCTCGACCCGTGCAGTGGTTCTGGCACAACAGGAATGGTCGCGCAACAGCTCGGCCGGAAGTACGTCGGCATCGAGTTGAAGCGCGAGTACCTCGACCTGTCACTGCGTACCCGGCTGCGCGCCGCCCCAATCAATTTCGAGGCAGGCGCATGAAGCTGGAGATCGCCAATGCCTAATGTCACCAACACATCTGAGCTGTTGGCGTTGCTACGCCGCCATTACATCAAGCCCGGCCTGGACCTGCCGGGTGGTGTGTTCGTACCGGAGGTTGGCGGTAACGGATCGTGGGGTGCCAGCGCGCGCGCCGACGCCATCTATGTCGGGTTCACCAGCAGCAGCGGCCGAATCCTGGTCGGCCACGAACTGAAAATCAGCCGCGCCGACTGGCTGAACGAACTCAACAAGCCCGGCAAGGCCGATCAGTGGGCGGACCAATGCCACGCCTGGTATCTCGTCGTCAACGACCCTGCGATCGTGAAGCCCGGTGAGTTACCGGCCGGTTGGGGGCTGATGTCACCGGGGCCAAGCCGCACCCGCATGACCGTTCACACGCCCGCAGCCGTCAAGCCCGACCACACCCCGTCATGGGACGCCATCAGGTCCGTCATGGCCCGCATAGACACCTTGCGCGCCAGCGACGTAGCCGACGCCGTCGAATCCCGAGACCGTGCCCGGCACAACCAATACGAGAAAGACTTGGCCGCGGCGGTTGATCGGCGCATGAAGGCCATGCCGGAAACGGGGGAGGCTGCGAAACGCCTCAAGCTCATCGAGGACGCCATCGGCGCCCCAATCGATTGGAGCGACAACGTCTGGTCGCCTGACCGCACGGTCGACCCCGAGCTGCTGGGACGGATCGGCAAGGCCGCGTTGGCCCTTGGCGGTATCGAATCGGCTATCCGTCAGCTCGGTAGGGGTTACAACAGCACGAAGGAAGTACGGCGAATCATCGACGAATACGACGCCAAGCTCGCCGAGTTCCTGGCCCCCGCCAAGGCGGTGTGCGCGTGGTGCCCAACAGCCGCGGGCGGGACTGCCGAGCACAACGACGGCACTCGCCACCCGTCATGCGGGAACACAGGGCACGGCATGAACTGGGAGGTGTCCGAGTAGTGGCGTGGTTCTACGTCGATGACGGGTTCAGCGATTCGAAGCCGATCATGAACCTGCCCACGACCCCTGTCCGTGTCCCGATGCGGATCGCGGTCGCCGGTGCGTGGGTTCTCGGCGGGTCGTGGTCAGCAAAGGAAGAACTCGATGGGTTCATCCCGCACTCGAAGCTGAAATCGCTTCTGGTGCCGCGGTCTGTGGTGGCGACCATGGTGGCGCCCGGCCCCCTCGATGCCCCGCTGTGCTGCCCAGAAAGTGACGGAATTTTGGTCAGAAATTGGGCAAAATGGCAGCGAACTAAGGCAGAAAACGAGGCCAACCGCAAACGCGAAGCCGAGAAGAAACGGAACCAAAGACGGCGCGGCCGAAACTTTGTGACCGGCATAGATGACCAAATGTCCCCAGGGGACAACGACGGGGACACCGCAGAGCCCGGCGAAAACGTGTCCCCTGGGGAGTCCCGTGGTCCCACCCCACCCCACCCCTTAGTAGTTACTTCTAGTGGGGATAGTCCGGTAGGAAGCCGCCCGGCCGAGCACTGCCCCCAACACCCCGGCGGAACCGAACAGCCCTGCGGCGCCTGCGCTAACGCGCGGCGCAACGCAAACACCTGGGACGCCCAACAGCTCCAAGCCGCCGCCGATCAACGCGCCGCCCGCCTCGCCGCGATCCGCTCATGCCCCGACTGCGACCCCACCGGCATGCGCTACTCCGACCCGGACGACCCCGAGTCACCGCTGACCCGCTGCACCCACCCCAACCTCGAACGCTAGGAGACGAAATGAGCCCCATCCCACCGGAAATCCTGGCCGCCGCCGACCAGGACCGCGCCGCCTCCAACGAGGCACTCGACGCATTCGTCGACTGGTTCAGACAGCACACAGCCAGCAGGCACGCAGGCGACAGCACATGCGCCTTCCACCAGGTCGTTGGTGTGGCACGCAAGCGTGACCAGTACCAGCTCGCGCACATGCTCGCCGCCGCAATAGCACGCCTAGCCGCCACCGGCACCACCCAGCCAGTCATCGACGAGGACGGGGTCCGTTCATGAGCGTTCAGACGGCCCAGGCCGACCATAACCGTTGGCGCGCACACCAAATGGCTAAACGCGGCACACCCGCCACGACCATCGCGAAACACCTCGGCATCGACCCCGACAGCGTGCGCCGCTACCTGCGCCAACCCTGCCCCGACCAACCCCACAGCCAAGACCAAAGCTGGCAGACCCGCGGCCTATGCGCCCAACGCGACTGCGGCGTGGACCCCGACGCCTTCTTCCCCGGCTACGGTGCCAACATCGACCCGCGGGTCAAAGCCCTCTGCGCCCGCTGCCCAGTCCGGTACCAGTGCCGAGAATCCGCGATCGTGCACTACGAGGAATTCGGTGTATGGGGCGGCACCAACGCCTCCGAACGCCGCCTGCTACGCCGACAACGACGCGCCCAACAAGGCGTGGCATGACCACCACCGCTACGGTCACGCACGAATGCCTCGGCGGACGCGACTGCCGGGCATTCGAACTCGTCGAAGACCGGGGCCGTCAACGCCGCCGCCCGGCCGTCACCGACAAACCAAACACCCTGTGCCGCCGCTGCGCATCCGACGTCCGGCGCGCCGTCGAAGACCTCCCCGGCGACTACCAACGCCTCGACGCAGCAATGGAAGACGGACCCAGTCACGACGCACCCGGCGGCCCGAAAGTACGCGCCAGCACTGAACCACCCATCCCGTACAACGTGCGATACGACGCCCTGATGGCCGATATCGCCGCCGAACTGACCGCCGCCGCTGCACGTATTACGGTGCCACCCCAAGGGACACAGCTGTACGTTGTGACCACCTGCAGCAAGGCCGTCGCCGCGAACGTGCCCAAGCTACTGGCCTCACCGCCCCTGATGGACGAAGTATGGATCAACGGCACCGAACGCCGCGCCATCCACCGCAGCGGCGTCGACATCGCCCTCGCGCTGGTGAACCTGCACCGGCAGATCGGCGCCGAACTCGGCGGCGGCACCGACGCCACGAAAATCCGGCTCCCGTACGGCTGTGCCGCATGCGGATCCCCATCGCTGTACCAGCACGGCTACCAGGTGACCTGCCCAGACTGCAAAAAGGACTGGACCGACGACGCCTACGCCGAACTCAACCGTGAACTGGTGCGACGAAAGGAAGAAGCCGACATGCGCGAACTGGAACACGCGAAAGCCAAACTCGCGGCACTGCAACGCCTTAACGACGGATTCAGCGAAATCGAAGACCAGAGCACGCTATTCACGCCCGCCCAGATCGCCCAACTACTGGGCGACATCCTCGCCATGCCCGCCGCCACCACCGACGCCGCGAAAGAAACGAAAACCCGATGAGTGAAAACCTTTATCAGGACACGATGCTCGCCGCTGCCGCCCTGCACCATGCCAACGACCAGCGCACACCCGAACAACGGCAAGCCGAGATGGTGGTTCGCGGACTGCTCTACCCCTGTGAAGTGACCGACCCGGCCGTCGACACCGGCCGCCACCACCGCAAGGTCGGCGAAGAGGTCTACATCGAGCGGTACGGCCCGCCCGGCCGCCACCGGAAACCCGACGAGTACAGGGCGCCCTGCTGGCGCGGCCCCTGCTGGCTTCCCGGCGGCCACGAAGGGCCGTGCCGACCGTGACCGTCAGGGAGAGCGCCCGCCTGCTCGCGCTTCCGCCGTGCTGCGACCCGCGCGGCCACAACTTTACAGCCGACCAAATCCGCACCGAAACAGCCGTATGCGAACGCTGCGGACTCATCCGAAAGCGCGTGATATACCGATGACAGCCCGGAAGAACCCGCTGCGCGGCCTGGGCGCACTCGACGAAGCGCGCCGTGTCGCCCACCGGCTCAAAAACGAATTCGCCGCCACCGACCCCGCCGCCGCACAAGCCAGCATCAACCGGCTCGTCGGCGAAGGCATCGAATGGCTCATCGGAAACCGCACACCCCTTGACCCCGACGGCTGGTACACCGCCCTCGAACTCGCCAACGAACACCACGTACCACCCCAATCGATCCGAGACTGGGTGCGCCGCAACAACCTACGTGTCATACACCGCGGCGACGGAAAAGACGTGTACCAAGCCAGCGAAATCGACCTGTACCTGCGCTACCGGCGCCTCCGCGCACTGCACCTCACCCACGGCCAAACCTTCGACAAATGGCGCCAAACCCAAACCGACTAGGAGACACAGCAATGATGACCTGCGAACGGTGCTTCATACCGATCTACGTCGGCGAGAAGTACATCGAGATCCGCACAATGAACCCGGCCGATGCCGTCCCGCCCCAAGCCGTGCACCTCACCTGCTTGTACAGCCGGGGCGATCAGTGACCCGTAACCGCGAGCAGGACGTGATCGACGCCATCGACGCGCTCGTCGACGAACAAATGGCCGGGGGAGAGCACGCCCACCGCCAGCGCGCACAAGCCGCCGGAACTGGCGACCGGTGCGCACTCTGCGGCGGCGCATGGCACGGCGAACCGTGGACCGGCGTCGACCACGAACACCTCGGCCGATACGACCAACACCACCACGGCCGCACCCTCGGCTGCCCCGGCGCCAACGCCACCGGCCCACAACGCATCCGGTGGAGGCATGAAGACCGAGGCGCGCGGTGGTTAGCCCAGCACGGCTTCCGCACAGGCGGCAACCCCTTCGTCGACCAGACTGCATCCGTTGCATGGACTATCGACATGGTCAACGCGATGCGCCCACCCGTACCGCCATGGCAACAACGCGTTCGGCAGCTGAATGTCCTGCGAGTGCCGCCTCACAGCCCGTATGTCGGCCCCGAACTACACGAGGGTGCCCGGATCGCGGTGCAGCTGGCCGACGGCAGCCTCGTCACCGGCACCATCGGCAGATACGACGAGAATCAAGAAACTGGCGAAGTCGAAATGACCATCGTCCAACACCTCGCCGAATACGGGCTCGGATATAGCGCCCTCGACCACGTGGCGATCGACGAACCACGCGAACTACTCCCTGGCCGTGCAGATCCTGCCCCACCTAGCATCTGATCCATGCAAAGCCGCATGACCACCGACAAACTGCTCGCCCAGGCGACCGAAGCTGCCCGCCGATGGCCGAACGCCACCCTGGAACGTAACGACGTCGGCAACCTCGTCGTCCTGGTCGACGGCGAGATGGTGGCTTGGCTGGACCTCAGCTTCGGTGACATCGAGGAGTTCTAACCGCGCGCTCATCGCCGCAGCCCCGGATCCGGCCGCGACTTAGCGGCAGCGTGCACCGCCAATAACGCCGCCGCGAGCGTCGGGGCATCCTCGATTGGTAGCCGAGACGGCACGTCGACGATGACGGCGCGATCACCCCGATCGTTCAACCGGACTTCGCCGTAGGCCCAACCCTGACCCGTAATCGGCACCCGTGCTACCCGGCTGCCATATTCATCGGCCTCGACCGGCGGCAACTCCATAACCAGACATCCCTTGGTGATGAGTTCGTCTATCAGCTTCGATGCGACGTGACCGGCAATATCTTCCTGGGAGAACACCTTGGTCACGTAATGGCCATGGCCGACCGTCTCTTTCTGGGTCAGACGAAAGAAGTTCGGCATCCCTGCGATGACCTCACGGATAGCGCGGTAGGCGTCCATCTGCGCACCGTATCGACCGCTACCGACACACTCCCGCGCCCCGCGCGTCGGCTTCACAGCAAGGCCAATTAGCTGACATGCTCTGTGCATGGAAGAACGCCTCCCCGGCACCCATGAGCCCCCCGGGCCAGCCGACACTGTGTACCCGATCCACAAGCTAGCCGTACTCGCCTTCGCAAAGGGTGTCGCTGAGCTGGCCGACGAGGTCGCTGCTGGGGTCGGGATCCATGAGCAGGATGCCGTCAGGACTATCGACTCGATTATCGAATCGGCGCAGAAGCTCCGTCGGCTCGCAATCATCAGCGCATACGAAAACGGACAATTGTCCAAGCGCGCTTGGGACGGGCCTCCAGTGGAAGAAGATCCAGAGTACGGGCCGATAATCGCCGCCTGGCGCATGAACGTCGAGCGTCCTTGGCAGCGGCGCACGGACTCACACATCTCGTGGAGCCTCCCCGCCGGGTTGCGAGATCCGGCGAAAACCGCCAAGGAATTGGACGCATGGGTACTCAAGCACCAAGAGGACGCGGCTAAATCCAGCGTCTCGAAACACCTCACCGGCCACACTCGTGAGAGCGAAATCGCAAGCCTTGACCGGCATCGTGGGTTCCTTCAATCGCACAGCGACTCAACCCAAATAGAATGGCAAGCACACAACAACCGTGATTATCGGATTAATACCGTCGCCGAATATGTTGCGGCAACAGAGTTTCTCGATTACTACGACATACCTGACGAGGACGATCCAAACCACCACGCATACCTGTTCTGGCCCCGAATTCTCGACGCTACCGTCAGCCGCCAGCCCACCCTTAGCTATTCGATAGTGCGGGCCGAATGCCTGAGGGCCAACGACCAGATGGTGGTCATAGGAAGTGAAGAAAGCGGTGTCGCAAACGTACTGGCGGCCCTGCAGTATATCTTCGCTCAAGCAATAGCGGAGGTGATTGGGCGCTCAGACCTCACCGTTAGGGTGCTAAACACAAGCTCTACCGGGCAGTTCAAGAGGAAAGTCCAAGCCGAGGCCGAACGCCAGGCGAATCTGGCAGCCCGCGCAGCCGCCGAAAAGAAGAAGCAGCCGTTCGACGACGACATGGGCTGGCCAGCCGACTAACCCTGCTTATTGCCGATTGGTGCGCGCATGCGTTACCTTCGGAGTGGCAGAGCTGTGCCCAAACCCCGAACCCCCTCCACGCGAGGGGGTTTCGTCGTTTCCGGGCCGTGACGCCGACATGGGTTACCGCGGCGCGTCAAACCGGCCGTTATCCCGGCAAGCATGCCCACAATCGCGGACCAAGCACCCGCGAGGCACCCGCTGCGCGCCACGGACCAACCCCACTCCCAACCACACAGCACCCGGGAGACACCATGCCCAACCAAAACGCCGTGCAGCTGCTGTACGACAACCTCGGCCAACTCAACAGCCCCGAAGGCCCAATCACGCTGCTGCCATTCGCCTACGACTGCGAAGAGACCCGGCACGTCAAACGCCAGGTCTGCGAAGCACTCGTGGCGCTCCTTGAGGAGGGCGGCTACATAGCGCCCCCGGCGGCCACCGAACCGGCGGCACCATCTAGGCGCCAGCAGATCCAACTGCGGTGCCGCACATGCGCCGAACTGCTCATGTCCACGACCGTCGACGAATCCGGCGTAGGCATGATTCACGCCCCAACGCTGATCGAAGGCATGGCCCGCAAGACACCAGCGTGCCCGCACACCGACATCACCCCCGCCGACAACGTCCGGCGCATCGAAGAAGCCATCCTCGCCACACAGCAATCCGAAGGCGGCCAACCATCATGACCATGCCAAAGCTCGGGCTCGAAAGCATCCTCGGCCGCATGCGCCAATCAACCCCCACCACCCCGGCCACCAAGGCACAGCTGGAGTTCCTGGTCGAGCAGTACATCGTGCCCATGCTGCGTAACCCGCGCGCACGCCTGGCCGTCAAGGTCACCAAAGACACGGCCGGATGGGACATCCGCATCGACCTGCCCGCCGAGTTCCCCGCCGACGACGTCACCATCGGCAGCTGAACCATGGGGCGTGACAATCCGGTGAAACGGTTTCACGCTCATGTCACCCCAGCCAGGTAGACGCCGCTGATGGCCACCGGACGCAAGACCACCACCGCCAAAGGACTGGGCTGGACACACCAACAAGCCGCCGACGAACTACGCCGCAACCACCACGACGGCAGCTCCTGCAACTGGTGCGGACGACCCATGTACCTGGACCGCACACTGAACTGGGACTACAACCCGCAGGCCACCAACCCCACCAGCGGCAGCCTGCACGCCGACCACTCCGAGATGAGCAGAGCCGAAGCCATCAAGCTCGGCCTGCCCATCCCACGCCCCAACCGGCTACTGCACGGAGTCTGCAACATCCAACGCGGCGAAGGCGGCAACGACCACCTCGCCGCCAACAACCGGACAGACACCAACCAGCAACTACTCATCGCATGGCCATGGTGAACCAAAACCCTTGCACCACAACAACATTCCAACAATCAAAGCCATTGCTGCGCAACGCAATTCACCACGCGCGCACCCCGAAAAATCTTGAGGCACCCCCACCCCCTCCGAGACCTGACGAACGTCAGGAGTTTTTTTCACCTGGGGCGAAAGTTTGCGGGCGTGGGTTTGCCGGGGCGGGTGAAAGTGGTTGTGCTGCAACATCATTGGTGCGTGCAGAGTCATTGTGGCGCAAGGGTTTTCGTCTCTGATGGCTACGCGGAAGCGGGCGTTGCCGGTCAAGACTGCAGGTCAGCAGCTGGTGGAGGAGCTGTCGGCAGAGGGTGATCCGTTCTCGTTGCGGTTTCTGATCGAGCAGGCGGGGCAGGCAGCGGACTTTCTGGAGCGGTTATCGGCGCTGTTGAACGGGGATCGCGAGGCGTGGTTGTCGGTGAAGATCGGCGCTAAGACGGTGGAGGTCGTCGTGAACAACGTGCTGGTGCAGCATCGTCAACAGGCCGACCAGCTGCGCAAGCTGCTAGGGGAGATCCACCGACAGCGGGGAGCGACGCCGCCTGGTGACCCGGATGACGACCCCACCCAAGGGCTCTAGGCGTTCCTCGCCTAAGTCCCGGTGGCCGGATTTCGTTGGTACGTGGCCGCGCCTGATCGGTCGGCAGACCCCGGAGATTGAGTGCCGTCATCCGGGCGATGAGTCCGAGGGTGATCGGTGTGCGACGTTCGCGTTCCGAATTGGTCTGCGTTGCATGCCGTGGCAATGGCTGATCCTGCGGGCAATGTTGTCGCTGCTGGATCCGAACCAGTGGGGCGAGCGGCTGTTCACCCACCGCAATGTGGTGATCGAATGTTCACGTCAGAACGGCAAGACCCTGATCGTGATCGTTCGGATCCTGTGGGGGTTGTTTCGGCGCCGCGAGCGGATCCTGTACACGGCGCAGGAGTGGAAGACCGCCGAGGACGTGTTCGACCGCGTGTGCGCGGTGATCGATCGTGTTCCGGCGTTCCAGCGGCAGCTGGCGGCCAAGCCGTCCAAGAAGGACAACCGCGGCGTGATCCTGTTGGTGGACGGCACGAAAGCTGACTTCGGGCCGCGTTCACTGAATTTCGGTCGCGGTCTGACCGAGGTGAATCTGTTGATCATGGACGAGGCGTACGACGTGGTTCCCAAGCATTCTGCGAACCTCACCGGTACGCAGCGCGCCGCTCAGAATCCGCAGACGATCTGGCTGTCCACACCGCCGGTGGCGGCCGAGCATCCACACTGTCACAAGCTGGCGGGTTTTCACCGGTTGGGCAAGGCAGGGGCGAAGAACCCGCAGCGGGCGCTGCGCTTGTATTACGCCCTGTTCGCGGCACCGGATGGCATGGCGCGCACCGACCCGAAGGCGTACCCGCTGGCGCATCCGTCGCTGGGTGTGGTGGGCAGCGTGGAGGAAGTGCAGGACGCGCTGCAGAGTTCGCAGACCGCCGCCGACATCGCGTTGTTCGATGCGGACTACCTGGGCCGGGGGCAGTACCCGCCGCCTGAGACCACGGTGGTTTCCGAGATTGACGCGCGGAAATGGGCAGACATGGCCAAGGGCGCAACACCACAGCTCACCGGCGAAACCGTGCTGGTGATTGAACGCACCCTCGATCGCAAGCAATGGCTGCTATTCGGGGGCCGCGCCACCACGACGGGCCGCACGCACATCGAGGTCGGCTACGGCGGGGCCTGCACGGTCGATGAGTTCGTGCTGAAAGTAGTTGCCGCGGTGGAGGCCATGGACCCGAAGGCCGTCGCGGTCCGCGGTGGCTCTGATGGCTCCGAGCTCGAATCGAAACTGATCAAGGCCGGGGTCGAGCCAACCCCCATCACCAAGGTCGAGGTGGCGGCATTCTGCGGCGGGTTCCTGGATGCGGTGGGCGAACAGCAGGTGTCACACCGGGACCAGCCTGAGCTGAACCGGGCCATGCGCCATGCGGTGAAACACAAGCGCACCGGCGGCGGGTTCGTGTGGGAGCCGATCGACGACACCACCTGGGCATACCTGATGGGCGCCAGCATGACTCACGGCGTTCTGGCCAAGTACGCCAACCACAAGACACCGGTTCCGCCGCCGCCGCTGGCCGAGGCACCCGATCCCACCGACAGCAGCGCGGACAGCGCGGTCGGACTTGACGACGACTTCGACGCGCTCACCGCGGCGTTCTGACCGAAAGGGGAACCGATGGCCGTCTCGCCTTCAGTGACCCGAGAACAGGGTTACGTCAACCCGTACGCCGATGAGCAACTGCGGTACACGGACTGGATGATGTGGGACCTCCTGGAGGAGGTTCCCGATCTGGTTTATCCGTTGTCGCTGCCGGTCTTTGCCAAGATGCCCAAGGACGACTCCCGGTTGTGGTCGCTGCTGGCCGCGATCCGGCTGCCCATCTTGCGCAACAGCTACTGGATTGATCCGAACGGGGCGCGCGATGAGGTGGTGGCGCACCTGGCGGCCGATCTGGGTCTGCCGATCAAGGGCGACGGCGGCGGCGACAAGAAGGCCAACACCCGGGGCCGCCGCAAGGGCCGGTTCAGCTGGAAAGCCCATGTGCGCAGCGCCTTGACGCATCTGCAATACGGGCACAGCGTGTTCGAGCAGGTCTACGACCCCGCCCGCCCAGACGGCAAGCTGCACCTGCACAAGCTGGCACCACGGCCCCAGAGCACGATTTCGAAATGGCACGTGGCCCGCGACGGCGGCTTGATCGCCATTGAACAGGAACCTCCGCGCGGTGCGCCCGTCATGGCGAACCTGGCCGGTGTCAAGCTCGACGTCAGTCGGCTGGTGGTGTACCGCAACGAGCCCGAAGACGGGATCTGGATTGGTCAGTCGCTGCTGCGGCCCGCCTACAAGAACTGGATCCTGAAAAACGAGCTGATCCGGCTGGAGGCGGTCGCTGTGCGCCGCAACGGTGTTGGCACACCGGTGGTCACCGCACCACCTGGGATAGATGCCGCGATGGGGTCGGCGGGCCTGAAACCGTACCTGGATTTCGCCAAGGGGTATCGGGCAGGTAACACCGCGGGCGGTGCGCTGCCCAACGGCGCCACGATGCAGCTGCTGGGCGTGATGGGGCAGCGGGTGGATCCGCGCCCCGCCATTGAGTACCACGACCGTGCGATCGGTTTGGTTGCGCTGCAGCACTTCCTGAACCTCGACGGCAAGGGCGGCTCCTATGCGCTGGCCAATGTGCAAGAGGAGCCGTACACGCAGGCGGTGCAGGCTGTCCTGGACGACATGCTCGACATCACCAACACGCATGTCGTCGAAGACCTGGTCGACCTGAACTACTCGATCGACGAGAACGCCCCATTGATCGGGGCCGCCGAGATCGCTTCCCGGCAAGACGCCACCGCCGCGGCCCTGAACCTGCTGGTGTCGGCCGGTCTGATCGTGCCCGATGCCCGGCTGCGCGCGTTCATCCGCCAAAACCTCGGCGCCCCACCGGAAGACCCGGACACCCAAGACGACACCGAAGACGACGAGCCCGACCTACAGCCGCCCGCCGCCACGGCACCTGAACCGCCCAAGCCCTCACCCAAGAGCAGCCGCCGCAAGGGCGAGAACGGAGACCCAACGCTGTGGTGAACAAGCCTGAACTTCCCAACCGCGCACGCCCGGCCAACAGCACCCCGGCCCGGCCCTGGTACCGCATCCAGAACAAAGCCGACGACGGTACCGCCCAGATCGACATCTACGACGAGATCCACTGGTTCTGGGGTATCAACGCCGCAGATTTCCGGCGCGACCTCCTGGCGCTGGGCGATGGAATCAAAACCATTGAGGTACACGTCAATTCCCCTGGCGGCGACGTGTACGAAGCGATTGCCATCATGAACACGCTGCGCCAGCACGAGGCCCGTGTGGTGACCATCGTGGACGGGCTGGCCGCATCATCGGCCGGGTTCATCGCGGTCGGTGCCAGCGACGAGCTGATCATGGCGCCGAATTCTGAACTCATGGCACACCTTCCGTGGTCATACGCCCGCGGCAACGCGGCCGACCTACGCAAGACCGCCGACGACCTCGATCGCATCGCCACCAACATTGCGTCGATTTTCGCCACCCGAACAGCCACCCCCGTCGCCGATTGGCTGCAGGTGCTCACCGATGAAACCTGGTGGTCCGCAGCCGAAGCCGTCGACGCCGGACTAGCGCACCGGGTACTGGCCGCCGAATCCGACGGGCCGGACGCCGAGGCGGCCAAGAACCGATTCGATCTGTCCGTCTTCAACCATGCGGGACGCCGGTTCGCCCCGCCACCAGCGCGAATCTGCGCGCTGTCCCAAGCCCCTCAGCCTGCCGAGGCCGAGGCAAACAGAGGAAAGGAGCCCATTGTGGCAACCCTGAATGAGGGCCTCGCGGAACTGCTCGGCATTGCGGCCGACGCGGGCGACGAGGCCATTCTGGCTGCGGCGAAGGAGGCGTTCGAAGGACGCGCCACCGACGCTGCAGCAGCACCCGACACCGAGCCGACCGTCGACCAGATCACCGCAGCCGCCGAAAAGGCCGGACTGGTGCTGGTCAACAAAGCGCAGTGGGAAAGCACTGTCACGGCCGCACAGGACGGCGCGGAGGCACGCAAGCAGCAGCTTGCCGATGCCGACGCGGCGTTGGTCGACGCGGCGATCCGTGACGGCAAGTTCGGCCCGGCCGACCGCGCCTACTACCTCGCAATGCTGAACAGCAACCGGGAGCTGACGACCGGGTTCATCAACAAGATGGCCAAGGGCTTTATCCCGACCCAAGAGGTCGGCCATTCCACGCAGGCCGTCGACGGTATCCCCGACGACCTGGGCTGGTTCGATTCCGCGCCGACGGCGCCGAGCACCGCAGGACAGGAGTAGATCAATGGCCAACGAAAACGTAGGCGTTTACGAGCCCGGCCGGGATATCACCGGCCTGGCCTCGGCCGCCGTCACCGGCAAGCGGTTCCTGAAGATCAGCGGGAACCGCTCAACGGCCACCGGCAATATTTCGGTCGCACCCGCTGACGCAGGCGGCCGGGTATGCGGGGTGGCGAAGTACGACACCGCCAGCGGCGCCATTGTCGGTGTCGCCCGCGGCAATTCGCGCGTCACCCACGTGACAGCCGACGGCGCGATCGCCGCCTTCGCGGAGGTCGAGGTCGGCACCGCAGGCAAGGCCAAGACCAAGGCCAGCGGTATCGCCGTTGGTTATGCACTCACCGCGGCGGCCGACGGCGCCGACGCCGAAATCAGCCTCTACTAGGAAAGGGCAACCGAAATGGCAACCTCTCCCGTCGCGTACCCGTTGGGGGCGCCGGTCATCAGCAACAACACGATCACGGTCGACCTGGCCTACAAGCAGCCCGGCCGGATCACCAAGCGGCTCTCGGACCTGACGCTGCAGAAGTTCATTACGCCGGAACTGTTCTCGTCCTCGGGAACCGCCACCACCGCAGGCGCCATCATCTACGACACGATCACCGTCAACGAGCTGTACACGAAGAACGACGTGGAACAGCGCGGGCCCTCCGATGAGTACCCGATCGTGCAGGGCGAACGGCTGCAGCCCAAGGTCGCACAGTCCGAGGACTGGGGTGGAAAGTTCTGGATGTCCGACGAAGCCATCCGGCGCAACGACAAGCTCCAGATGGACCGTCTGACACGGCAGCTGGCGAACACGATCGTCCGCAAGGTCAACCAGCGAACCGTCGCCGTACTCGATGCGGTGATCGCCTCACTGGGCGGCGCCGGTGTCATCCCCGGTCACGACTGGACCAACGTCACCCTGACCGGTACCAGCCCGACGCCGAACAACGCCCGCCCCTTCGCGGACATCATCGGAGCCCAGCTGGCCGCCGACGTCGAGGAACTCGACTACGTGTACAACGTGTGGGTCGTCAACCCGCGCCAGTACGCGGATCTTCGCATCGCCTACGGCCCCGAACTCGACGCCGTTCTGCGTGACGGCGAGATTTCGATGTTCCGCTCCAACCGTGTCGCCAACGGCACTGCCTACGCCGCGGTGCGCGGTGGTGTCGGGTTCTTGGACTACGAGCAGCAGCTGCAGACCGAGACCTGGCGCGAACCCAAGACCAAGCAGAACTGGGTGCAGTCCTCGGTGCTGCCCATCATGGGCGTCACCGACCCGTACGCCGTCAAGAAGGTTACCGGACTGGCGGGTTAACCCCCGCCAGTTTCGGCACACAGCCCCCAGAGAGGAGATCTTCGAAATGGCAAGTGTGACAGAGAAAAAGATTCTGGTTGCCACCTGGGAGTACCTCGAGGCCGACGGTAAGCGCCGCCGCGCGTTCTTCGGCGACATCGTCAGACTCACCGACGCCGAGGTCGACCGCGCGCAAGCCGCCGGGGTATTCGCAGCAGCAGCAGCCCACGAGGATCCGGCCCCGGCCGGTGACGACGGCGCCGCCTCCGGTGACGGTGGGACAGAGGCCCCGCAGGATCCGGGAGCGCAGGCAGGCGGGGAGAGGCCGAAGAAGGCCGCATCCAAGGCCACCTGGGTCGCATACGCGGTCAGCCGCGGCATGGACGAAGCGGAAGCCAAGGCCATGAACCGTGACGACCTGGTCCAGAAGTTCAGCGAGTGAAGGAGCACGCGATGAAGTACCGAGTTCTCAAGCCGTGCGCGTTCACTCAGGACGGACAAGCCGTACACCACACGCAGGCAGGCGCTGTCGTGGCGCCCGACGACGAGTTGATGGCCGCTGCACTCGTGGCGGCAGGAAAGCTCGAAGCCGTCGACGAACCCGAGCCGGTATCGGCACCAGCCGAGGCGCCCAAGCCCGCCCCGGCAAAGGCCGCTGCGCGTAACCGCAGCGGTTCCGATGAGAACGGATCTGCCAGCCAGGATGGCTAACCCGTTCGTCGAAATCACGGCATTCACTACCGAATTCGGTGGGACACTCACCGCGGCGCAGACATCGCAGGCGACTCGTCTGCTGCAGGTGGTGTCCGACCGAATCCGGGAACTGAACCCCGATGTTGATCCCCTTGCGGCGGCGCAGGTGGTCTTCGAGGTGGTTCGCGACGCGGTCCTGTACGGGCACCTGGACCGGTTCGCGTCGTTCCAGAACACCACCAGCCGCCGCACTGAGGCGGGCACGGTCGACGCCGACCGCAGCGCCGTCGACGACTACCTCACCAGACGGCACAAGGTGCTGCTGGGCATCGCATTGGTAGCCGAGCCCATGGGGCATTTCCCGGAGAACGACTACTGATGTTCCAGATCGGCGGCGACGTCGTGGGAATTGTCAAGCGCACCAAGACCGCTGCACGCGACCGGTTCCAGCAGCGTATCGCCGCCGCCGAGCAGGTAGTGATCAAGAGCGGATGCCTGTTCGAAGTTCAGCCCACCGCTGTGGCCGACAAACGGGAAACCCCAACGTCGCCGCCGCTGGAACGCGAACTTGCCTGGGTGTTCCTGCCCGTGGACGCCGATACCCGCAGCATCACCGCGGCTGATGCGATCCGCTACCCGGTGATCGACGACGACGGCAACGCACTGCCTGCTGACGACCCCCGCAGCCGCACGTACGAGATGGCAGGCAACGGTGTGGTGGAACCGGACATCCATGGCCGCCGCGACCACGTGGCCTGCGTGTGCGAGTGGCAGCAGATCGCGCGGGCCGATGCCTAACCAGTTCGAGCAGTATGGGATCAGCCAGGACGACATCGACGAGGCACTCACATCCCAGGAAGTGATCGACGCCAAGGTGGAGCTGGCCAACGAGGCCGCAGACTATTGGCGCTCAGTGTCCCCACGGGACACCGACGACTACCACGATTCGATCAAGGTGGAACAGAACGGATCTGACGTGAGCGTCGGGGCCTATGACCCTGCCGCGAACATCATCGAATACGGCAACGAGAAAACCCCTGAATTCGCGCCCCGGGCGCAGACCGAAGCGCACTTTGAGGCACGCAGGAAGACCTCGTCGTGACGGTGGAACTTCTCGACTGGGAAGCACCCAACGGGATTGAAGTTCTGCTCGCGTGGCTGGCGCCGCTGGACGGCGTATGCGGCCCAGACCGCCCCACCGGCGACGGCTGGCCATACCGGCAGGTGACCCGTGTTACCGGGCCGGACGACAAGGTCACCGATTTCGGTCTCTATTCGGTGCACACGTTCGCCACCGGCCCCGACAAAGAAGCAGCGTTCACGGCCGCCGCGGACGCCGCCCAGATAACGCACCGTCGCCTGCTGGCGATGGCGCCGCCACTTGCCCCGCAACGGCGTATCGCGATCAGCGGCAACCGGATCGTCAAGGCCGACAGCATCACCGCTACCGAAGGGCCTCGCCCGGAGTACTACGGCGCAGGCGAACTGGTCGCCCGGCAAGTTGCGCGGTACCGCGTCGAACTGCGTTTCGCCGCTGCTCTCTGATTCCCCCTGACTGACAGCCGGTCCGGGGATTTTGTTGCACACCAACATCTCTGGGGTGTGCTTTCCGATTGAAAGGAAACCGCAATGGCCAACACATTGCCTATGACCGGCCAGGAGTGGGAGGACACCTACGGGTTCAACCCTCTGGGCATCCGCAAGGGCATCATCACCAACACCCTGATCCGGGACTACCACAGCTATCTGACGAATCTGGCCGACCCGGCGGTGGGCCTGAACGCCGACGGCATCTTCTCGCCCTACGCCCAGGACGGCCTGTACCGAGATGACCTGATGGACCCCGATTTCCCGGGTGGTCCGTTCCTGGATCCTGGTGCCCTCAAGGACGATGGCGTGAAGATCACCTCGGAGACCAAGGTCGAACAGACCCGGGTCGCGCAGGCGCGCCGGTCGCAACGCTACGACCTGACCGAGGAAGACGACGAGATCGAGTTCACCTACCGTGAGGACAACCCGACGGTCGATCTGCTGCGTTTCGACAAGCCGCTGGTAAACATTCCCGATGTTGGCACCGCGGGCTATGTGCAGACCAAGCCCGCCGAGGGGGATCTGGTCGAACGCCAGATCATTGCCTTCGCCGAAGACGGTGACCACCGATTCGCCTACATTTTCCCGCGGGTCGCGCGTTCCAAGGTCGGTGATACCCAGCTGAACAAGAAGGATCCGCACGAGCTGAACCTGAAATACGGTGCCCTGCTGTGCCCGTGGGCCAAGTACCCGGTGGCCATCGCCCGTGAGGGTGCGGGGTGGCGGGCACTTGGCGGGGCGCCGGTGTTCCCGGCCCCGGCCCCGCAGGCGGTCGCGGTCGCGGGCGGCAAGGCCACGATCGCATTCACCCAGCCGCAGGGCACGGGGGATCCGTGGGCGTACACCGTCACCAAGAACATCGGTGGCACCGAGACCGCGGCCGTCATCGACAGTGTCTCGGTCGTGGGAATCACGGTCACGATCACTGTTTCGGGTTTGACCACCGGCGCGCAGCCGAAGTTCAAGGTGAAGGCCACCGGCTCGAACCTGGCGTCTGCGTTTTCGGCCGAGTCCAACCAGATCACCGCGATCGCTTAGCGATCCACACGCCCCTTGGGCGGGGTGTAGCTGTGGCACCCCGCCCAAGGTCAGGAGCATCCCACCGCAGCAGGCACCAAACTTCCGCAGTACGAGAGGAATTCACAGCACATGAGCAACTCACAGCCCACGGTCCGCGACGAAGCGCGCCAGCGTCGGCGCCTGAGCCTGGATCAGGCCATCGATGACGTGTCGAACTACTTCGGCGTCGAGGGCGCCGTCGTGGTCGTGATCAACGACGAAGAGTTCGAGATCCGCGCCCGCGTGATGCTCGACAAGGAACAGCAGAAGCGGTACCTGGCATACCAGGAGCGATTCGAGGGCCTCGACAAAGAGGACGTGCCGCGCCGCAACCTGCTGACCGGCGAAATCCTGGTCCACCCAAAAACCGGTGAAGTGGACATGATTTCCCGCGTCAAAACCCCGCACGCCATCAACGACGTGGCGCTCGACGAGCCGTACGAAAATGGGCTCGCGCTGGTGCTCTGGGGTGAGGAAAAGGGCGGGCGCTACCTGGCCGCCGGTGGGCCGATCGGTCTCATCACGATGATGTGGTCGCGGATGGACTACGAGTTCGACCAGTGGAAGAAGGAGCGCGAGAAGACCGACCCCAAAAGTGACGGCGGCGCTCCTAGCGTGGCCGATGTACAGCCGGGAAATAGCGTCTGACCTTTCGCACTACCACCAGCGTTCCATCGCCGAATGGCTTCGCGGACAGATGAGCAGCGGCGAGCTGCTCATCATCCTCGACGGCCTGCCCGATACGTCCAATTTCAAAACGTGGTGCTACCGCGGCGGCGATTGGACTGACGATCAAAAGGTCCAACAGCGCATTGCCAACGAGCTCGCCTTGTCTCGCGCGGACGGTCGAGGCTACATGCCCGACCTGGTGAAGTCCCCAGGCGAAATAGCCGACGAGATAGAGCATTTGGACTGGCAAAAACGCCGCCACGACGAAGTACTCGCCCAGCTGCAGGGCAAAAACAAGAGGAGGTGAACAGGCCGTGCCGTTGACACTTGACGTTCTGACAGCGCTCGATGAGTCCTCGCTGCAGCGTGAAATCGACCGCGCTCAAGGCCAGTTGGCCTCCGCGGGCACAGACGCCGGCCGCGATTTCCGTCGCAACTTCAACACCGCGGTAGGTGGGTTGGATGTTCGTCCGGTGACCTCGTCGTTGACGCAGGAGCTTGAGGCCGCGGGCCGCGATGCGGGCACCGGGTTCACGAACCAGGTCGAGCGCCAGGTGAAAGACAGCGGCAGCGGCATGTCGCAGCTGATGCGCGATACCGGTGGCCAGGTCGCCGATCATTTCGCCGACGGGTTCGGTGCTGCCGGGTCCATCGCGCGGCTCGGGGCCGCGGGTGGACCGATCGCGTTGGGATTGGCCGGCGTGGCTGCCTTGGGTGTGCTGGCGGGCAAGATGCTCGCTGACGGCATCAGCGAGGGTATGGCGCAGCTGCGGGTGCAGGATGCGTTTCAGGCGCGTATGGGCGTTGATGAGGACACCATCAACCGGTTCGGGAACGCCGCCGGGAACGCGTGGGCTCAGGGGTTCGGTGCGTCGGCGCAAGAGAATCTGTCGGTTCTGGATGTCGGCTTTCAGGCGCGGCTGCTCGGAGCCGGAACCGGCGAGCAGGAAGCCCAGCGGTTCGTCGAACGCATGCAGACCGTCATGGAACTGACCGGCGAATCTGAGCGGTCCCTGGCTCAGGGGGCGCGCGGGTTGGTGACCGGCGGCATGGTCAAGGACTACACCGAGGCGTTCGACCTGATTGTTGCTGCCCAGCAAAGGGGTCTGAATCTATCGGGCGACATGATGAGCACCCTCGGCGAGTACGCGATCAACTTCAAAAACCTTGGCCTGACCGGTGCGCAGGCGCTGGGTTTGATCAACCAAATGTATGAAGGCAATATCCGCAACACCGATCTGGCCGCAGATTCGTTGCGCGAGTTCGCCTCCAGCACCCGTGACGGGTCGGTGTCCACGCGCGCCGCGTTCAGGGCGCTGGGTTTCGACGCTGCGGAGATGGGTCAGGCATTCGCCGCCGGTGGAGCCGAAGCCACCAACGCCTTCGATGCCATCATGGTTGCGCTGGCCGCGGTGCAGGATCCGCAGGAACGCAACAACATTGGGTTGGCGCTGTTCAAGGAACGGTGGAATGAGGCCAACACCGCGATCGCGGCCATGGACTTCAAGACAGCCAGCCAGGGATTCGAGGACCTGGGCGGCAAGGTCGACGCCGCCGGTGAGCGTCTACACGAGCACGCCAGCGGCTGGACCGCGCTAGGCAACACCATCTCCAACGAGATCGACAAAATCGAACGAAAGATCGCCAACTCTGGGTTTGGTCGATGGTTCAGTCAGGGCCTGCCCAACTGGATCGGCGACAGATTCGGGGACAGCGACTTCGATAAGCAAGTAGCGCGCGGTAACGAAAACTTCGATGAACGCCTCGCCCAGTCGCCGTTCAGGACTGGCGCACCTATGCCCGCGGTGGGCACCCCCGAGTGGAATAGCCTGCTCGATCTGGCCAGCACCGGCCGGATCCCCGGCATCGCCGCACGCGACGGCAAGATCACCGATGCCGCCGGCAACCCCGTCCCCGAATTCAACCCGGCACCCGTCCACAACTTCTACAAAGACTGGTACCCGGAACCGGTCCCGGCGCCGCCGACCGTGGGGCCGCAGATTCCGTTCGGTGAGGCGAAAAAGCAGATCGAGGCCGAAGACAAACCGGCCAAGCCCGATAAGACGCCGCCATCGTTTGATCCGAGCCTGTGGTCGGTCGACGCGAACCCGGTCGGAATGCCCGGTATGCCGCCGACGATGGCCATGCCGGGCCGCGCACTCGGCACTGTGGCGTCGGGTCGGGGGTTCGGTCCGGGCTTCTGGCAGGTGGATCCGCAGCGGGTGTTCGACGCCGAGTCCGGTGTTGAGCGGGCGAAGAACAACCTGGAGCAGGACCGCATCCGGCGCCTGGAGCTGGAGGCCAAGGGCAACGCGTCGCAGCGTGAGCTGCTGTCGATCAAGAATCAGATCCAAGAAGACGAGCGCGCATACATGTCGGCGCAAATGAAACTGGCTGACGCGCAACAAGGTACGTGGAAGAAGCAAACCGACGCCACGAACAACCTCCTTTCGGGCCTCGGCCAGCTCGGCGCCGCACTCGACAACGATCTCGGCGCATCCAAGGGCTTGGCGGGGTTGGCCGACAACCTCGTTCGGTTCGTGGGCGCGTTGGCGGCGGCACCGATGATGGGTCAACTGTCCGTGATCGCCCAAGCCAACGGCGGCATCGCACGCACGGGCAGCGGGTTGGCGGGATTCATCGGCCAGCAGATGGGCCTGGGGCAGAGCCCCGCGCAGCAGGGTTACGGCGCCGGCTACAGCGGCGGCACCGGATACGCAGGCGGTGCGTATCCGGGCGACGCCGCCCTGTTGGCGAACGTGCCCGCCGGCAGGTACACGCAGGAAGAGCGAGGCGACCTCACCCAGGGCCTCGCTGATTGTTCGTCGGCGGTCGAGGATCTGGTCAACATCATGGACGGCCGCCCGACCGCCGGGGCATCGATGTACACGGGCAACGCCGCGGAGTGGTTGACGCAGCGCGGCTTCTTGCCTGGCATGGGCGGCGACGGTGACTTCCGTGTCGGGTTCAACCCGTCACACATGCAGGCCACGCTGCCCGGGGGCACGAACTTCAACTGGGGCAGTGACAGCGCGGCGGCGCAGCGCGGCATGGACGGCGGCCGAGGCGCGTACGACCCGTCGTTCACGTCGCACTACTACCGGCCCGCCGGCGGTGGCGGCGCGGGTGGGGGCGGATACATGCCCGTGGCGCCGTCGGTGGGTGTGAGCCCGACGCCGATCAGCTTGCCCCCGAGCGGCTATGCGCCACTGGGTGATGCCGCGTTGGCCAACCCTGGCCTGACGAACCCGGCCCCGGTCGGCCCGGGCGTGCCGGGCGCTCTGCCGGGCATGGGTGGTGCCGGTGGCGGTGGCGGTTACGGCCCGGGCGGTACCGGCCCGATGCAAGGCCGCTCGTACGGTCAGGGCGCCGCGGGTGGGGGCGGCGGATTCCAAGGCCTTGGTGGTGCACCGATGGCGGCGCTCTCGACCGCTGCGCAGGGCCTGGACCTGTTGGCGCCCGGTGCCGGGCAGGGCGCGCAGATCGCGATGCAGCTGACGAACCGCGCCATCGGCTACATGGGGCAGGCCGCCGGCATCGGCGTATCGGGACTGCTGGAAACGTTCATGCTCAACGATTCGGCGTTGTCGGATCCGTCGAAGAACTGGATCGGGAAAATCGCGTCCGGGTTCGCCGGCGCCCGCCCCGCGCTGCCCAACACAGCGGGCCAGTCGGCGCCGCCGATCGCCCCGCCTGAGAAGCAGCAGAACCAAGGCCAAGGCCAGCAGGGCAGCGCGCCGATGGTGAACATCGAGAAGTTCGAGAACGGCAGCGGCAACCCCTCCGATGGGCAGTCCGCGGCCCGCGACATCGCCCGCCAGTTCAATTCCGTGGGAGCAGGCGAACATTGAGCAGGCATTGGTGAGTCGGCACTGGCCGCCCGGGTCCATCACCCCCTACGGCATCGACCTGGTCACCGAAGGTGTCGAGCCGATCGTGCGATTCACGACCGGCAACAAACAGGTGTCATTCGACGTCAACGGAGGCGGCGCACCGCATCCGGGCGTGCAGCCCGGCATGGTGCTCGAGGACGGCATCAAGGGTCTGCACCCGAAGTTCTCGCACCTCGATCAGAAGGGCGCCCACCAGGACGGCGTGACGAACCGCGGCACCGTCTACGACGAAGGCGAATTCGACATGACGGTGATCGCGCAAGCCAATGATCACGTCACCGAGCGGCGCCTGATCAACGACTGGATCGAAATGTGGGATCCGAAGAAGACACCCACCATGACGTTCGTAACTCCCGACATGGGCGAGTGGTGGTGCTACCCGCGGTTGCATCGTGCATCCCCAGAGGCGTTGCAGAAGCTGATGTTCCGCAACAACAAGGCTCGGTTCACGTGGTCGATCCGCAACGACGACGCGTTTTTCCAATCGCACCCGTCGGTGTCTGAGTTTTACTTTTCTTACCGCTCGCAGCGTGACGCGTTCCGGCGCAACAGCCCGGCGGGGCTAGGCCCGGACTGGGACCAGAAGTACACGCTCGGTGCCGGTACCTGCGGCACCGATGGCCAGATGTGCCGGTGGTTCGACAGCGGCACCGGCCAGCGCACGGTGGTGAACCGCTACAACAAGTCGGTCACCGCCACCGACAACCAGGTGATCACCATCAAATTTGGTGGATTAAGCGAGTTTCCGTTCCCCGATGCGGCATTCAATGACATCTGGGGTCGCATGAACACCACCGGGGATCCGGGCACCACCGGGATCCGGGCCCGCATCGGAAGCGGCTGGATCCGGCTGTCCGGGTGGGTTGGCGGCGCTGAGGTGTGGGTGTGGGAACGGCCGCTGCTGGTGCCGCCGTTCTGGAACGAAGAGTGGTCGCTGGTGTGCGGCACGCCGAGCAACCCGCGCGAATTCCGGGTGCTGCGCCAGGGCTTTCCGGTGTTCAAATTCATCGAACCGTCGGCTCTGTCCATCATGGGCGAAGCGTTCCGCGGCACCGGGTTCGGAATGGAAGCAGGCGCCGGTATCAGCGGAATCAACCCGCAGGTCACCCCGGCTCCGTTGTGGGAGTGGTCATCTGGTGACAACGCCACCGTCACCCAGTCGGGGTTCCTGTCGCTGACGAACATCGGCACCGAAGACGGCTGGCCGCGGATCACCGCGTACGGGCCGGGCCTGTTCCGTTTCGGCAACGGGCCGGGCTCAACGGACATGATCGAATTCGGGCCGCTGCTGGAGGGGCAGATCGCGCAGATCACCACGCTGCCGCGGCTGCGCGGTGTCGTCGACCTGAGCCCAGATCAGCCCGAGCAGGATCTCGACGAGTTCCAGGACATCATGAAGCGGCTAATCAGCTTGGCCACCAACGGAAATGTTCCGCCGCTGCTGGAATGGTTCGAGTCGCAGTTCGGGATCCGGCCGCCGCAGGGCATGCTGTACGCGCTGCTGGGTGGCCGGTTCACCCGGTGCTGGCCCGGTAAGGAAGAAGGCATGCTGCCGGTCACTGGCCGCATGGCCGTGGAAATCAAGGACGGCAACGCCAACTCGCGCGTAATCGCTGCCCTCACACCCAGGCGGCGATGGCCCGTGTAGCTGTCGCAGACCCTGCGACCGCCCGGGAAAAGCTGTACTCGGACAAGTACACCGCTGCCAATTTCGCGGAAATCGCTGCCGCTGTCGAGCAGGCCGCACCCTCGGACATTCTCGTCGAGCTGCACACCAACACCTACAGCGCCAGCACCGAGTGCGGCGACTACATGGAACTTCAGGTGGCCTGGCCGCGTAACGCCGTCGGTACCGGCTCACTGGTCCTGAAAGGCTCTGACCCGCTCGCCCCCATAGCGCTGACCTGCCACGAAACCGTTGTGCCCGTGACGGTCACAGTCGGTCACCTGCGCTGGTCGGGCCGCATCAAGAAGGCGGTCGACAAGTTCGGTGACGGCCCCGACACTGTGGTCTGCGAACTCGAAGGCGACTACGCCTGGCTGTACAAGATCTGCGCATTCCCGAATTTCCTGCTCCCCATACAGGTGCAATTCCCGAACCGCGGCGTGGCAATCGGCGGCGCGATCAGCGTCATCAAGTTCCTGATCGCCACCCAAGCATTCCGAATCCAGTCGGGCATGTGGGATCTGGTCAACAACCTCGGCTCGCTAAACCTGGACTGGCGCACCTGGTTCGGCACATGGCTGATGCAGAACCCCGGCGAGGATCTGGAATTCCAAGACATCCTCGACATGCTCACCACCCCGATCTACGTGGTGCCGACGGTAGGGATCTTCGACACCAGCCCCGTAATTTCCATCAACTGGCGCATGGACCGCCTGGCCGAACTGATCGACCAGGAAGTCAAAGACAACGGACTGTCGGTCGAGGTCAATCTGTGGAAGCCCGGTGAGCCGCAACCGCACCCGACCGCCAACCTGCGCGTGCCCACCATCGTGGTCGATGTCAAGGACCGGATGGGTGTCATCGGTCCGACCGGAACATTCTTCGACGGCATCCTGCGCGTGCTGGTCGATCTGCAGGATTCGGCATTCGGGGAAATCCTCAAGCCGTTCCTGAACCCGGACAACGAGTACGCACCCGATGGGGTGGTGATCGCCCCGAGACTGGGTGTGCACTTCGTCAAACCGTGGTGCGTGTTCTCCGACCATCCGCTCAGCGGCATAAAAGGTGAACTGGCGCATCATCATCCGCTCGCACACACCATCATCGCCGGTGGGCGCAGCCCTAAGTGGATGAACGATCTCATCAACGCGACGCTTAGCTGGCTACTCGATTCACTCATGATTGTGATCGGAATGACCGGCGTTCCAAGCAATCTGCTTGACGGCATGTTCAACGACGTGTTGCTGGCGTTCCAGATGAGCCAGAACTTTGATCGTCGCGTCAAGCTCGGGCCTTACGGCTACCCGGAGTACTTCGTGCCCACCGGGCATGCCGCCTACAACATCGACATGTTCTTCGCGCTCAAGCGCGCGCAGTGGGAAACACGCGGATACATCAGCGGCAAGCTGACTTTCGACAACGGATACCCGTACGAAGTTGGCCGCGACGTATTCCCCGGAGCACTGGCGTCGGTGGTGCGCCGCGGCATGTTGTACACCGACTACATCGAAAACGTGGTCCTGACCGACACCCGCCGCGACCGCGTGAAAGTCGAAGTCCAGCTCGGGGACGGCAAGGCCGAAGAAGCACCCGTCACCCGCCTGCAGCGCAAGGCCGTGAAGTTCCAGGAAGCCATCAACATTCTGACCATGGCGGCAGGCCAATAATCAAGGGAGGCAACATCAATGCCCGTAACCATTGACGGCAACGACATCGTCATGTCAGGTGTGTGGCGCCTAGTCAACGGCTTCAATCCCGAGACCGGCATGGCCTATCTGATCGGCACCCCCGACGGGGGCGTCGGCATGTTGCCCTTCGTTGCCCCCGGCGTAGCGGGCCCACCGTCACCGCCCCGCAACATCATCCGCCACGAAGTACCGGCAGGCGATGAGCTGCCGCCGGAAAGCTCCAAGGTGATCGTCGTGGATCCCGGCGGGCCCGGCGAGGCCGCGATCTGGGACTGGGAGGTCTGGCTGCATGCCGGGGAAGATGGGCCCGCCGGTGTCGTGACGCTGATGAACGCCAGCGACCTGGAAGGCACCATCAACGACGGCAGCATCGACGGCTACACCATCGTGAAGAAGCCCGGCGAGAACAAGGGCATGTGGGTCGCGCGCAAGGTCGGGGACTGGTGGATCCCGGGCACATCCTCGCTGACACCAAAGCCGTTCAACGCCACGTCGCCACACTCACTCGTCGGTGTAGGTGTTCCGCCGCAGAAGTTCGACTGGCGGCCCGAGGCGTACGCGATCGGGCAAGTAGTGGGCAGCACCGATACCCGCGTGGACTTCGTGGCCCGAGTCGGCACCCAGACGGGCCACGAGTGCGGCTATGCGCGTGGAGTGACCGGTGCAGCACCACCGCCGCTGACAATGCTGCCGCTGCCGCCGCTGGGTAGCGACCTGAGCACGTACGGGCGCGTGTCCGCGGGTGTGGCCACCACGGTCTATTTCATGCTGGAGCAGAAGAACAGCTCCTCGAACAGCTGGTCGATGACACCCGGGCCCGATACCCGCGTCGGTGTGAAGGTCTGCCCGATCCCGTGAGCTTCCCGCAGTATCCGACGCCGCCGCGTGGGCTACCGCCCGGGTTCAGCCTGCCGCAGCAGCCGGACCTCCCGGGCAACGGGCCGCTCATGTCGGCCGAGGAGATCGCAGCCCGCCGTGAACAATTCATCGAACTGATTCTTCGGCAGGTGGTGCTGGCGGTCGCGAACGTGGTGACCGGTGGGCAGGCGGGCCACGCATTCGACGAGCTGCAGCAGTGGGCCGAGAACCTGCCTGGAATCGGCGATATCGTCACCAAGCTGCAGGAAATTCTGGGCGCAGCGTTCGGCGGCGTCGACATCACCAACCCGCGCGCGCTCGTCGAAGCCATCCGTAAAGCGATCGGAACCCTGTTCAACGGCATCCTGCCGGTGTCGTGGATCGCGGACGTGATCGAAGACCTGATCCAAGGCGCTGGCCAGTTCCTGGACGGCAGCAGCATCGCAGACAACCCGTTCATGCACTGGGATCCGAACACTCCCGGCATGACGTCGGGATTCTCGGGCAAGATGACCGCGAACGGCACCTGGCAATCGGTGCGCGGCGAGATTTTCGACGTCGTGCCCGGCAATGTGGTGAAACTGCCCGCGGCAACCAAATGGTCCGGCGTCACCGCCACACCGGGCAGCAACCCGATCAAGGTCGGATTCGCCACCTGGGACGCCGCCGGTAACGCCTTGCCCGATGTCATCACCGGGCAGGTCCACCCCTCGACCGCGTCGGCGCCGTGGCAGCCCATCGCGACCACTGACTGGATCGTGCCCGCTGGCGTAGCACGGGCGGCCTCAATCATGACCCTGGATTCCGGTGCGCTCAGCGGCGACGTGTGGTTCTCCAACGTGTCGAGCTTCAAGTCAAACAAGATGGCGCCCAACATTGTTGAGAGCCTGATCGAGGGCGGACAGAACCTCGGCGAAGACATTCAGAAGACCTGGAACAACATTTGGAACGCAGTCTTCGGCGGCAATGAATCCGGCAAGACCCCCGACGATGTGAAAACCGCTACCGCGCACGTCACTTCGGTCGCCAACGACGCGAACGCCGCAGCGCAGTTCGCCTCGTCGATGGTGATCCGGCCACGCCGCAGCCCACGCTACGTCTCGACCGGCACCCATGATGATGTGTCTTTCCCGATGTTCGGGGCGCAGGACATGTTTGCCCCGGCACTAAATGACATCACCTACATTCCGATCACCCCGGACACCGACCGGGTCTACAAGTCGTTGAAGTTCGGGCTGGTCGGCAACGCGATGACCAACCTGTACGTCGGCGTCTACAAGATCGAGTACAACGGAACACTCACGCTTGCAGTCAATCTCGGCGACAAAAAGTCTGCGCTGACTGCGACGAAGGTGCAGACGTTCGCCATTCCCGGCGGGGTTGCGGTGGGCCGTGGTGAAACCGTGTTCATCGCCGTGCGCCAGGTTGGCGGCACCGCCGGGCAGATGTTCACCACGCCCTCGCTGCTGCAAGTGACCGAGGTGGTGCAGCCGGTCCCGACCTACATCACCGAGAAGAACAACACCGGCACAGGACTTCCTGCCACCATCTCGGGGGCGATCGTGCGGTCGGAGTCCGCGCCTGCCTGGGGTGCACTCGGAGAGACCCTGGAGGATTCACCGTGGACGGACTACACCGCGCCGGGCTGGTACACCTACCTGTTCGGCACCGAGTCACGCTACGTCTACATCGCGGGCTCCAGCGCCGGTGGCGGCGGTGGCGGTGGCGACGGCGGCTGGAACAAACCAGGCGAAGGCGGGCGCCGCGGCAACTGGGCGGCCCTGAGCCTGGAGCGCGGCGTCGGGATTCCCTGGGACGTGCCCGGTTTGGACGTGTACGTTCCGGCACCGGGCGCAGGCTCGCCGAGCCGGGAAACCAACGGCAGCCCCGGCGAAGCGCTAATTGTGAGGCTGTCGACCGCGCCGGGCACCGTCCTGTTGAACATCCCTGGCGGCAACGGCGGGCGCCTGGCATACGGCGGGCTGTTCAACCGCGACCCGATCGGTGAGGCGCAGATCAATTACCCGTTCTTCGGGCGCCTGTTCGTCGGTGGCCTGGCAGCAGCCAAGGACACCAACGGCAACAGCCCCGGTGGTGGCGGTGGTGGCGGCGACGGCGGATTCGGTGGCAACGCCAACGCGGGCCGCCCGGGCGGTGCTGGTTTCTGCGCGATACGGACCGCGTGAAGTGACCACTCCGATGCCGACACGTACGGGCGGTAGGTGGTACGGCCGATTCCGCATCACGCCCACGAGCGTCCCGTCGCGGGTTGCAGTGGGCACCCCGACGATCACGACAGGGCCGCTGACTATCCGGCCTACGAGCGTGCCGTCGCGGGTGGCGGTGGGAACCCCGACTATTACCTGGCCGCAAGACATCCGGCCCGCGAGTGTTCCGTCACGCGTCGCGGTCGGTACCCCGAGCTTGATTGCGATCGTCGCCCCGGCCAGCGTTCCGTCACGGGCCGCGGTGGGTACCCCGACCGTCACCGTCGGGCCGGTGACCGTCGCCCCGACCGCCGTGCCCTCGCGGGTGGCGGTCGGTACCCCGAGCCTGGCGCAGGTCATCAAACCTGCCGCCGTGCCCTCGCGTGCCGCGGTGGGCACCCCGAGCGTTGCTTACGTGGTCAAGCCGACCGCCGTGCCCTCACGTGCGGCTGCCGGAACCCCGACGCTGATACCGGGCCCGGTCACGATTGCGCCCACGAGCGTTGCCTCGCGGGTGGCTGTTGGCACGCCGACGATCACTCAGCCCGCCTCGGTGAACTACAACACCCAGGGCGTGGGCACCGAGACAACCAGCTCGCCGACCACGTGCACCATTTCACCGAACGCTGGTGATGACGTGCTGGTGTTCTACTCGCTGGGATCGGGGGCGGTCTCGTCGGCGACCTACGGGGCAAGCAACCTGCCGATGACCTGTGTCGGGCAAGCCCTGTCCAACGGTGTGTTGATCGCGGCCTACCTCATCAGGAACGTCGCAGCCGGTAGCGCGACGATCAATATCAACAAGACCGGTTCGAGCTGGGGACAGGCCGTGGCCGTGTCCTACGCGGGCGCGCAAGGATTCCGGCCCGCGAAATCTGCTGTCGGCAACGGAACATCGTTCTCCCTGCCCGTCACCGTGCCGCTCAACGGGCGCACCGTGCACGCGTTCACCCCCGGCCAGAACAGCACCACCTTGTCGGCGCTGTCCGGCGGCACCAGCCGCTACCTCGACAACGTCGGGTTCCTGACCCAATCGGTGCGTGATGCCGACGCGGCCACAACATTCGGTGGCACGCTCAGCGCGACCCGCGACTGGGCCGCGCTCGGCGTCCCCCTGTGTGCCGTGGCACCAGCCGGGCCTATCCCGAAGTACAGCACCGGCACGGACGCCGACGGCATCAACGGCACCAAGACATTCGACGTCCACACCGCAGCAGGCGATTACGTCTACGCGATCGTCGGACAAACCGGGCCAGGAGATCCGTCCGCGGTCACCTGCGCCGGTACCGCGATGACGTTGCTCGACACCCTGACCTGGAACGCCGGGTCCGCAACGGGATTCATCAAGATCTACCGCAGCGCCGCGGCGATGGCCTCGGCCGGGGCGAAAACCGTGTCGGTCACCGCCACCGGCGGTAACTGGTGGCGCGCTTGCGGATTGGCGGTGTCCGGGGTCACCATCCCGTCGGGCACGGTGACGAAAACGTCGTCGACATCATCGCAACCGACCCAAGCCGTCACGTGTGCCGCCGATCAACTGATCGTGCAGATATTCATCACCTCGGCCGCCGTCACCGGCACCGAGGGCGGCGCGGGCCTGTGGCTGACACCTTCAGCCGGGCAGGTCTTCATGACGCTCAATGTTGCCGACGAGTCAACAACTTTCAAGCTCGCTAACACCTCCGTGAACTGGGGCGCAGCCGCGCTCGTCCTGAGCTGACACAACCAGAAAGGCAAACACCAAATGGCAAACATAATGTACGACAAGGCATATGAAGCATTCGGCAACGCCCAAATCAACTGGCCTGCCGACACCATCAAGGTCGTTCTGGTGGACACCGGCACCTACACCCTGAACGCGGCCACCCACGAATTCCTGTCGGACATCCCCTCCGGTGCCCGTATCGCCACCTCGGCCGCGCTCACGGCTAAGACGAACGTGCTCGGCGTGCTCGATGCCAACGATTCTTCATGGCCAGGAGTGACCGGCCTCAGCGGCGAAGCGGTGGTGATTTTCAAAGACACCGGCACAGCCGGTACTTCGCGGCTGATCTTCTACCTAGACACCGCATCGGGGCTGCCCGTGACGCCCAACGGCGGCGACATCAACATCAAATGGGACGACGGCCCCGGCAAGATTGGCCGACTCTGATGCCCGTAGTGAGGGTCATCGCGCTATGCCTGGCGCTCGCCGGGATCACAGCGGCAGTGACGTTTACGGTCGCAACGCGCATCGCGCCAGGTGAACACCCCCAGGATCCGCGCATCCACCAGGGGAGGTTCGGGTGGTGATCAAGGGTCGAATAGCTCAGTGGCGCAAGGAGTTATTTGACAGCATCGGCCAGCGATGCGCCGCTGTTGTTCGCGAGCTGTTGACCAATTTCCTTGACGACTTCCGGCGCGATGTGCAGGCGGAGTTGTCCGCGGTCGCGCGGAAGGCCGATGAATCGGTCGACAAACTCACCGACGCCATCCCCGGCACCCTCGACGACCGCCTGTTCGATGGCCGGTTCGGTCAACTGCTGCAACGTCTTGAGCAGATACTCCCGCTCTTCGGCGGTGGTGGCCGATGAGCTTCGTATGGTTCCGGCCCGAAGGCCCGCTGCGTACCCGTGAGCAGATCGCCCGCGAGGTGCACGCTGTGTCGCTGGCCCGTGGTCTTGACGAACTCGCCTCGGTGCTGACGCTGATGTGCATCGACGTCGAGGCGGGTGCCGACGACAACAACGGGGAGCGGCAGTGGTGGTGTCCGTGGAACGCCAATGATCCGACCTCGAAGAACTATCCGCACGATTCGCAGTCCGATGATGGACGCTCGGTGGGCTACCTGCAGCAGCAGAACGGCGCCGCCGGTGAGGTGGTGTCGGGCAGCGACAACTGGTGGGGTCCGATGCGCTCGCGGATGACGCTGGCACTGGCGGTCGATGTGTTTCAGACACGGCTGGCCGACGACTACGGGCGCGCGGCCGGAAACCCGAAGCTGGCAGGGGAGTTCGTGCAGCGGGTGCAACGATCGGGGTACCCGGACCGGTACGCGCAGCGCTGGGACGAAGCGTGGGCGGTGCTGCGGCGCGCGCTTGCGCAAGGGCCTGTCACCCCGAAACCGCCGCTACCGCCGATCGGCACGGGCAGCCCGATCACGCGTTCGCGGCTGACGTCGAATCGGTACGTCGGCCGCGGCGGTAAGACTCCGCGCTGGATCGTGGTGCACACGCAGGAAGGTGGGCGCTCGGCGTGGGATCTGGCCGGGTTCCTGAAATCCACCGAAGGCCAAGGCGTGAGATCGGTGTCGTACAACGCGTGCGTCGACGACACCGAAACCGTGCTCACCGTGAACTGGGACGACACCCCGTGGTCCGCGGTCAACGCCAACCCGTATGCCTTCCACATCTGCATGGCCGGTTCCTATTCGGGCTGGGACCGCGGCAAGTGGCTCGAAACCGATGCCCGCGACGGCAAGAACGAAGACCTCCAGCTGACCCGGACCGCGCAGCTGATCGCGTGGCTGTGCCGCACCTACGACATACCCGCCGACTACATCGGCGGCAGCGGAATCCCTTGGGGCCGCGACGGTATCTGCGGGCACCGCGACTTCGGTAGCTGGGGCGGCGGACACACCGACCCCGGCCCGGACTTCCCGTGGGACGAGCTGATCCGGCGCGTCCGCCTCTACCTCGACACCAACACAGGAGATCAAGACATGGCCCAGGTACCCCAATCGGAATGGCAGGAAGTCATCGATTACGTTCGCGCGCAGAACACCCCGATCCCGTCGGCCTCGCCGCTGCGGCACCTCGGCGAAGGCAACGTGAACACCCGCGCCAACCTGGCGCGCGCCATCGACGCCAACCAGCACGTGACCGCAGTAGTCACCCTGGCCAAGGAAGGCCACACACCCTCGATCGCGCTGCTCTGGGAGGTATCGACCGCAGCCGACGCGCCCGGCAAGTACCCCGACCGGCAAGAAGACGCCAAACTCGCCAAGACGCTGCTGGCCAGCATCAGCAAGACCAAGAAAGCCGTCGCCGCCGAGGACATCGAAGCATGGCTCGACGCCGAGAAGGCAGCCGCATGAACGGGCCCGACGGGAAATGGATCGGATACGGCGAAGGCGACGAATCCGACGCGGTAATCCCGATCGAACGCCGCCTCGTGCACGCCTACCCGAAAAACAGTCACGCCATCGAGCACGGCGTCGCCGTGGATCGCACGTACACC